GACTAACCATGATGACGCATGGGAACTGGAGCCAGCTTGCTACTGGCTCCTTTTTTTTTTATTTTCACTCGTAAGGATTTTCTTTCTTCTTTCCAAATCCCATAGCTGCTAGTGCATTATCACTAGCCTCTCTAAGCTTATTCTTTTCTTTATCCATTTCATTAAACAACTTTTCCATCCTCTCATCTTCTGCCTTTTCTAACTCTTTCATCTTCTGAACTGTCTCTGGACTAGCTAATTCCATTGCTTCCATTAAATCCCAGCCTTCCGGTCCTGCTTTGATAGTACAACCATCTAATGTTATTGTTAGCTTTGGTAAATGCTTATGACTTCTCCTGTGATTGTATAGTCTTAACCTGTATTTAATAGCTGCTTTGTTATTTGGGAATGTGAGGGTTTGGACTTCTGTTGTTGATAGTTCGTAGAAGGTTGCTAGGGAGGATAAGGTCATTGCGGGTATCTCCATGTATTGCCAGAATAATCCCTATACTCCATTTTCACCTAGGGGGCAAGGGAAAGGGTCCGAACAGATGCAACCTAGAGAAAAAAAAAAAAAAAAAAAAAAATTAAATCCTTACCCTAGGTTGTAGTCCCTTGCCTGTCATGGTCCCTAGATGAAAACGGAGGATAGGCAATAACGTGGTCATACGTGGCAATATAGGGGAAGTCGCCCCTAGTATTCTCACAGTATTGTCGCAAAGTCGCCCCTAGCAAAGTCGCTTCGTATTGTCGCCCTTAGTAGGGGCAGTAACTAGACTGGCGCGCTAGCGCAAAAAAAAAAGGCGGCCCCGAAGGACCGCCAGTTAGTATCAGCCGTTATCGTCCCAGCGATACGGTGTGTAGTAGTGTCGTTTCATCCATGCTTCGTAATGCGACTTGTCTGCTTTTTCCCATTCTGCGCAGACGCTCTTGATAGGGTCTGGATCAGGAGCAACTTGCGCTCCAGCCCATGCATCTTGAATGGAGTAGTTCGCGGGATTGATGTAGTTCGGGCGCGTCAACATTACAGTATCCTTTCGAGGTTTGCTGCGATGCTAAGCGCTAGCATCAGGATCAGCATGGTTTCAGGAAGGTATAACAAGTCATCAAGCCAATCGGCTTTATCAATCGGCTGATAGCTTGCTATGCGCTTAATGCCATCAGTGATAGTTGCGACTGAGCACAGGACAAACAAGCCCAATGCCGAGAGCAAAGTTAGTGCTGGGTGCAAGTGGAGCACTAAGGCCGATCCGGCGCTGAATTCAACAAATGGCACAAACCATTCATTGAAACTAATCAGCGGAATGTTATCGGCCTTTAGCGTGTCCACTAGTGATTTATGCCGGTTGCTATTAAACAGCTTGTGATAGCCGCTAATGGCAAAGAATAGTCCGGCATAAACCTCTAGCAGAATTTCCATGACTTAGCCTCCGATTACAAAGAACAACATGAGCGCATAGCTTGCGACAAAGGCGACGATATAGAAGTAGTCAATCATTTCGCCGCCTCCGCAAAGTAATGCACCCAATAGGGAAGGCCGATTAGGATTGTCATAACAATGGGCAATCCAAAGAAAAAGCCCATGCCATAACAAAACTCTTTCCAATTGTATCCTTGCATTGTCTTTTCCTTTCGAGAAAAGAATAGGGAATGCTTAGTAGCGTTAGCCGCTAAGGACTAACTAGTCGGCAGCATTTGCGCTGATAACTTCGCACCTCAATACTTTGCAGTATTGCCGATAGCTACCTAGAACGAAGTCAAGTTAGAAGCTTCCCTAAAGGTTTATTCACCCATGCTGTTGAAGTAAGCATCTAAGGCGACGGCTATTGCAGCGCAACTTGCCGCGATAGCAACTAATCCGCCGTGGGTGAATTCAAGAAAAGCATAGCAGAAGTGTATAGCTATAAAGCTATAGTGCCATGCTTTGGTTTTGCCTGCCGACTTAGACAAGCGAATTCTAGGGACGCGCATGGATAATCCTCCTTTTTAGGATTAGGGTTATAAGCCAGAGAGCGAACTAGTGCTCGCAGCAATAGCGGTAAGCGCTGCGGCAAGTCGGCACAACGTGGCGGGCATAATCGCATACACAGTTGCTCGCATTCACGCGCGCAAAAGTGGTCAAAGCGTTCCCGGTAGGCACGGCCGTCCATCAGAGCAACGGGCTCTGGAATACTTATTAGTATATAGCAAGCAACAGAGAATACTAGCAACTAGTAGTAGTAAAGTGTAACAGTTTTATTTCGAGCTTCGTAGTAAGTAGCTGCTTACTAACTACTATCTCTGGTTGAGGTACTAACTAGTACCCCGTACCCACCACCCCTAAGCACAACCACAGGTTGCGGACCCCCCTTCCATTTCCGAAACTTAGAGTAGTTTCAAGATTATGTCATTTTATGCTAAACACTCCCTCAATCACTTGTAGCTGAAGGCCCTTGACAACACTATATATAGAGCGTAAGTGCCATCCCATGAGCCAGAGCGCTTCGATCAAAAAAGTACGTGCGTGGCATGAAGAGTTGCTAGAATTCATTCTAGCTAACCCCAGGGCCAGCGGGCAGGAGATAGCTCTTTACTTCAATGTAACAGAGGCGTGGGTTAGTACGGTCAAAAATTCGGATGCTTTTCAGGAACTCTGGGCGAAGAGAAGGGGAGAGCATTTTAGCAGGGTCAGCAGTAATATTGTTGAAAAAGTAACGGCTCTTGCTGAAGTTACTGTTGATGCTCTTACTGATGAAGTCGAGAAGAAAAAAAGAAATAATGATCTGGAGATCCAAACCCTTACTGAAGTAAGTAACATGGCTCTAAAAGCTCTCGGCTTTGGAGCGAAAAGAGAGAGTTCTAATGGGGCCAGTATTAATATCAATACTGGTCCTACTTATGTCGTGGATAAGGATACTCTTGCTAGGGCTAGGGAGGCTAAGCAGCAGATGCTAGATAGGGTCGCGGCTGTCGCAGAAGGACGCCCGGCCCAAAAATTAATTGAAGGGATTAAGGAGAGTGCCAAGTAAGCATTTCAAACCTGCGGGCGCGGTGACGTTTGCTAGTTATCTTAAAACACCGCCTCTGTTTACAACAGTTCCAGTTCACCATACGAAAGCTCAGAAAGATGGGCTTCGTTACGAAAAAAGAGTTCAAGGATACATTCACAAACTTATCGCTGGACGCGATGATGTGTCTGTTCTATTCAGCCCTTGGCTTATGTATCATAATAGGAGCGCTGGTCCAACTGTTGTTAACTTTTGTCAACCTGATGCTGTTATTCTTTCAGGGAGCAAGGTTACTATTGTGGAGTGTAAGCTCCAGCATACTAACGACAGTTGGCAACAGTTACGGCTGCTCTATGAGCCGGTTCTTAGGAAGATTTATAAGGATAAAGAATTCGCTCTTGTTGAGATTTGTAAATGGTATGACTCACATGCCTATTATGCGGAGAGCTTCTATTATTGCGAAGATATCCTTGAGGCAGAAGTCGGTAAAGTCGGAATTCACATCTACAAACCGCGTGGAAGAAGCAGCTAGGTTAGTGAACTGAATGGCTACGAAGAAAAAGCTTATTCAGACGACTTTCAAAAGAAAGCAGACCGCTAAAGGTCGGCCTAGTGGGCCGTCTACTGGACCGGGGCCAGGCCCAGGACCGGGACCGGGCTTAGGTCCGCTTGATAGAATAACTGAGCTTGGGGAACTAAGAACTGCTGAGGACGATATTAAGCGGACTGTTGAGGAACCTATTGTTGTTCCTCCGCCGATTGATCCTCCCCCTCCACCACCTCCACCTCCCCCACCACCTCCTCCGCCACCAGTAACATGGCCGAATGCTAGTACAACTGGCCCCGGCGGTTCGCTAATAGCAGTTCCGGGAACTCTTACTAGCGGCGCTGGTTGGGTATGGGATGCTAGCGATGGGGGCTTTGTTAAGACGACAGGAAGCAATGTAACAATCTCCGGTCTAAACATTAGTGGCCGGATTGATGTTCTGCATACTGGCGTAACGATCAGCAATTGTAAGGTGCAAAGCAATCAAAGCTGGTTGATTGGTGTTTTTGGCGGCAAGCATGGTTGTGTTATTACGGATTGTGAATTAGTCTCACCGCAGAATGTAGCACAGGGCCACGGTGTAACGCCGCTTGTAATCGGTACTGATGGTGGTGCTAATAACTGCATTGTCAGAAGGTGTGATATTTCTGGTGGTGAGAATGGAATGCAGCTAGAGGGAACTGGCATTCTCATTGAAGACAATTACATTCACGATATAATTCCCTACGATGCCGGTCTTGATCCACACGTAGATGCTATTCAAGTATTCGATCATCTTGGTAACGGTCTGACAATTAGACATAACAATGTTATTGCAAATAATGATAGTAGTTCTTGTCATACTGGACAGGGGACTAATATGACATACGACAACAATCGCTTTATTGCAGGTTATGTCTGCTTCCGCTTCTATGACTCTCCGACTAATAAGATCACCAACAACCGTTTTCTAAAATCAACAGAACCCGGCGCTGCCATTTTCAGTGCTGAAGGTGGCGGGCCGGGAGGTATAGTGTTCACGAATAATGTTAACGATGTGAACGGCGCACCAGTATCTATCAATGACTGAGCAACTAGAACTCTTTATAACTGAAGACGGCCCGCCGGTGCTGGATGCGAATAATACGCTTCCCGGCGATGTTGCTGATTTGAATGAGATTGTTGAACTAGGTGCTATCGACGGCACTCTTTTTGCTGAGACTTTCTTCCCCAAAACAATGAGGATGAAATCCCCTCCTTTCGCGAAAGAAATATGGGATGCCCTCGACAGTAACTCTAGGCTCGTCAGTTTACAGTTGTTCCGTGGTGCAAGCAAAACGACAACGTGTCGGGTATTTGCTGCTCGTAAGATTGCCTATGCACAAGCAAGGACAATCCTCTGGATCGGGAAAAGCCAAGACAAAAGCATCGACAGTGTTAGGTGGTTCAGAAGGCAAGTAGAGTTTAATAGGCTCTATGCTAACACATTCGGACTTAGGCCGGGAACAAAGTGGCAGGACATTGCCTGTGAGGTTTATCATGGAGTTGATGAAGTTCCTATCACAATCTTGGCGTACGGGATCACTGGTCCTATTCGTGGTATCAATATTGATGATTATCGCCCTGATCTTATTCTTCTCGATGATATTATAGACGAGGAAATAGGTGCAAGTAAGCTTCAAATGGAACAGGTTGAAAACCTTGTCTATGGCGCGGTCAAGCAATCGCTTGCTCCGGCGACAGAAGCTCCAGACGCGAAAATGGTTCTGCTACAAACACCGATTGCTCGTGATGATGTGAGCATGAAGTCATTAACTGATCCTGAATGGAGAAGTGTTAGAGTTCCTTGTTGGACTAAAGATACAGAGGAGTTAGCACTTGAGCATCGTACTAGTGCGTGGGAAGAGCGTTTCCCAAGTGAAACCCTTAGAAGAGAAAAAGAACTTGCCATCCAACGTAATCTTGTTTCCACGTTCACAAGGGAAATGGAACTCAAGGTCGTTGCCAGAGAAAGTAGTGCCTTCCTCGCAGACTGGCTTAGATATTACGATCTGGAGCCTGACAATCAGCATTATTCCGTTATGGTTATTGATCCGGTTCCTCCGCCAAGTGAGAAAGAGCTTGAGCGAGGGTTGAAGGATAAAGACTATGAAGTCCTTACCATTGTTACGAGAGTTGGAGACAAGTTCTATCTTAGAGAATACAGCGCCAAGCATGGTCACGAGCCTACTTGGACCATTAGCGAATTCTTTCGACTTGCTCTTAAATACCGCCCGCGGCGAATTTATGTGGAAAGCGTGGCATACCAGCGGACGCTCGCATGGTTACTTCGGAAGGCTATGGAGAGCCAGCGGCAATATTTCGTAGTGGAGGAATACACTGACAAGAGAAAGAAACATCAGAGAATACTTGATGGGCTCAGCGGCCCCGCTAGTAATTTTAAGCTATATGTCAAGCCAACACACACCGATTTTATCAGCCAGTTCCTTGACTATCCTTCCGTCGGACACGATGACATTATTGAAACTGTTGCAGTTGCGGTAGAGAAGTTGAGCAATGCGGCTTATGATGCTAGTGTAGATGATTGGGGCAATAGTCTAGAAGATGACGATGCTCTTCCGAAATTAACTCATAGGAATTTGGCCCCGTAATGCCTAGTCTTTCGCTCAATATTACTCAGAATTCCGAACTCCATAAGCGGATTGTTACCGGCATTATGGAGAGGATACAGGCGTCTAAGCGCGTCTTTGACGGGAAGTATAATCAATGGAAAAAGAACGAGGACGACGCTCAGGCATTCATGCCGGAGAAGGAAGTAGATGCGATAAGGAGAGGGAAGAGAGAAGGCGGGACTCCACAATATACAACTATTTTTGTCCCGTACAGCTATGGTATGCTGATGACCTCGCATACTTACTGGACGACAGTCTTTTTGAGTCGGTCCCCGGTGATCCAATTTGCGGGAAGGCATGGAGAAACAGAACAACAAGTACAAGCGCTAGAAGCACTAATTAGCTATAATGTCGATGTCGGCCAGATGGTCATACCTTGGTATGTCTGGCTTTATGATGTTGGAAAGTATGGTGTAGGAGTTCTAGGAACTTATTGGGCAGAAGAATTTTCTCTGATTAGCTCTATTGAAGAAGTAGAGACTAAATATATGGGAATTATTCCCGGTCCTAAGAAGAGAGTTAAGGTAAATCGGAGAGTTAAGGGCTACGAGGGGAACAAAAACTATAATATTCGCCCCTATGACTTCTTTCCTGACCCTAGGGTTACTATAGCTAACTTCCAGAAGGGCGAATTCTGCGCTGTTTTCAGGCAAATTGGCTGGAATGAGATACTTAAGAGAGAAAGTCAAGGTTATTACACTAATCTAGACGCAATTCGTCCTGCTAAAGCCTTTAATAACGACTCTGGAGAGCAAGGTTCTAGTCAAATTGAGCGCCCCGGCGAAAATATGGCTAATGGGCCGCAGTTTTTTGATCCTAAGAACTCTCAGAGTGGTAAAAAAGTCAAAGGAAACTCCACAGTCAGCGCTTATGAGTTCTACATCGACTTAATCCCGGAGGATTGGGGAGTTGGAAGTGGAAAACTGCCTGAAAAATGGGTGTTTACAATTACTTCAGACTACCAAACAGTCTTTGGTGCAATGCCCCTTGGCGCAAACCATGATAAATTCCCCTTCAACGTGCTTACATATGAGCCGGAAGGCTATGGAATTGTGCCCAGAGGCCAGCCGGAGATACTTAAACCAGTCCAAGATACGGTGAATTGGCTTATTAACAGTCACTTCTACAGTGTTAGGAAGATTTTGAATGGTCAGTACATCGTTGATCCGAGTAGAGTTAACATATCTGACATGCTCGACCCCCAACACGGCGGGATCATTCGTCTTAAGCCCGCAGGTTATGGTAGTATTCCTTCCGAAACTGTCCAACAGCTAACAGCTATGGATGTTACTAGGACGCATCTCCAAGACATACAGATAATGTATGAAATGGGAATGAGAGCGGTAGGTGTTAATGATCAGCTCATGGGTGTTTTACAAGGAAGTGGCCGCAAGACGGCTACTGAAGTCCGGTCTGCATCTACTTTCGGAATTAACAGGCTTAAGACATGCGCGGAGTTCTTCTCGGCGATGGGCTTCGCACCTATGGCGCAAATGATGGTGCAGAATGCGCAGCAGTATTATTCTGCTGAGCTTAAGTTTAAGATAGTAGGAGACCTTGCGCAAAGTGCCGGGCCTGCGTTCATAGATGTTAATCCAGATATGATCACAGGTTTCTATGATTTTGTTCCAATTGATGGAACTCTTCCAGTCGATAGGTTTGCTCAGGCTAATCTCTGGAAAGAAATTATGCTTGCTATTCAGAAGATGCCCCAGCTTACCATGCAATATGATATTGGTAAAATCTTTGCTTGGACAGCGCAGCTTGGAGGTCTTAAGAATATCAATCAGTTTAAGGTCCAAATGATGGATCCGATGCAGCTTGCTATGATGCAGCAGGCGGGGAATGTTGTTCCTATGGGTGGTATGGGCGGCTCTAACATGGCTGAGCCGAAACAACTTCCAATGATGGGAGCGACAGGATGAATGATCTTTATGAAAGGGAAGTCGATCTTAGCGAACTTGCTCAGGACCATGAGAAAGGTTTCGCTGAAGCCATCGCAATGAAGGCTAAAGTTAAGCGCTTGCAAGAGAATAGTGACTTTCGCTGGCTTACGGCAGTAATGCAAAAAAACCTAGATCAAAGAGTCAATGATTGCTTCCAGCAGACGAAGAACTTCGATCAGATGATTGCTAATAATTCTGCTATGGCTGAAATTAGAGGCTTTCAAGCCGCTATGTTGTTTGCTCAATCCCTTTTGAACGGCGCAGAGCAGGCAATAGCAATGCATGAGCCGTTCATAACAAGAGAGGATGAGTAATGGCACGCGAGAATAGGGCAGAGAATAGGGCGAAAGCTAAGGAAGCTTCGACTGGTAGTAACCAGGGCGGAACTGATCCTAATGAACTAGATCCTGAGAACGATGTTCCTTCTAAGCAAAGCTTTGACGACATTATCAACGCTCACGAAGGCGATGATGATGACGATACTGCGGATACTGGGCTTTCCAGTGAAGCAGAGGATAAAAAGGAAGAGGAAGAGGAAAACGCAGCGGGAAGTGAGAGCTTCGAAGCGACTCCCCCTGTTGTTAAAAAAGAAGGCGAAGAGGAAGCCAAGAAAACAGAAGCGGAAGCAGGTAAAGAAACCGATGGTAAGAAGGCTGAGGACGCAACAAGCGAAGCCAAAAAGCCGGAAGATCAAAAGGTAGCTGAAACTCCTGCCGCACCCCCTGTTAGTGCCGAACCCACGTCTAAGGAGAAGGAAGAAACAGAGAGAGTTAAGCCGCTTTCTGACGAAGAAGCAACGAAGCTTTTTAGTGACTGGAGGAATGAGACTGAAAATCTCCTAGCCCAGCATCATTATAGGCTTAGTGAGAAGGATGTAGAGGAGTTTAATGAAAACCCTGCATCTTTCATCCCGAAGTATGCATCTCGAGTTTACCTCGACTGCATTAGTGCTTCTTTCCAGCAATTTGCCACCTATCTTCCTAGAATGGTGAACCAAGTTCTGGAAATGAATAGAAGCACAGAGGCGAAAGAAAACAAGTTCTTTGAAACTTGGAGTGAACTAAAGCCTCATAGGGAAACTGTTCTTCGTTTGGGGGCGGCTTATAGGGCTAGTAACCCTTCAGCGAGTGAAGATGATTTCATTCGGGAAGTTGGTGCTCAGGCAATGGTGGCTCTTAGGCTTACTCCTAATGGTCATGCTAATCCTGCTCCTACTCCCGATCCGAAACCCTTCATTCCTGCCGCTCAATCTGCAACTCCTACTCCTCCCAAGCCACAATCAAACAATCCTTTCGAGCAGATGGCTTCGGACTTTAGTTTTGAAGATCTGCCCGATGATGCTTAGGAGTAACTTAAATGCCCATCGCAGGTTTGCGTGGTACTGGTGATTGGGGCACCGACGAGCGCCCTAAAAACTTCCGGGAGATGATCCTTTGGCTAAATCCCAATGGAACGGCTCCTATCTTTGCTCTCTCTTCTAAAGCTGCTAAGGAGTCTACGGACGATCCCGAGTTTGCTTGGTGGAGTGAGCCGAATGGTCAGGTTAGGCTTCAGGTTAACTTCGGCGGTGGTTACGGTACTACTGAAACCGTTCTCACTGTTGATAGCGCTGATCCGTCTAGCTCAGACCTTGGTGCGAACTATGGTAATGCTAGTAACTTGAAAGCTGGCGATATTCTGATGGTGGAGCCGAGCACTGATAGTGCTACTTTCACCCCGGAATATCTGCTTGTAACTGTCTCTCCGAGCAGTCCTACTTCTCTGACTGTCTCTAGGGCTTTTGCAGGTTCTTCAGCAGCGGCGATTGCAGATGATGCTTTCCTGTTGCTTGTTGGCTCGGCCTACGCTGAAGGTACTTCCGCTCCGACAGCTACTAGCCGCAATCCGGTGAAGTATAATAACTTCACCCAGATCTTCAAGGACACTTATTCGCTAACTCGTACGGCTTCGAAGACCAAAGTTCGTACTGGCGATCCTATGAAGAATGATAAGAAGCGTAAGGCGTTTGATCACGCCAGGTCCATCGAGTTCGCTATGATCTTCGGACGTAAGTCTGAGACCGTCGGCTCGAATGGTAAGCCGCTCCGTACTATGGATGGTATTAGGCGCTTTGTTCCTAATGCTGTTCTTGGCGGCGGTTCTAACCTGAACTCACTTCTCGATGCAGTTTCTCCGGTTTTCGATTTCGATAGCGATGCCGGGGATACTAGAATGGCTTTCTGCGGAAATGGTGCTCTCAACCGCATCAATAAAGCGATTGCTAATGCTTCGGGCCAGTCGGCGTTGAACCTTAACTTCGACGGCGGGACCAAAGTCTACGGTGTGAACTTTCAGGAATTGATCTTCCCTCAAGGGAGAATTCTTCTGAAAACCCACCCCTTGTTCAGCCGCAATACTCTTTACACTAACTCCATGCTCATCATGGATTTCAGTGCATTGAAGTATCGTCCGCTGACGGATAGCGATACCAAGTTCACCGATGACATTCAGACTAAGCGCGAGGATTTGCGTGAAGGTCAGTGGCTTACGGAAGCTGGTATTGAAATCTGGCACGGCGGTCTTACTTGCCGCTGGATTGGTAACTTCAACAACCTGTCCTAATAGGAGAGTAAGATGCCTGGAATTGTTCGTGATAGCACTCTGACTAAAGAGTCCGAGTATGTTGGAAGTGGTGTGTGGAATGATCCCACAACCTCTGCCAGTATTACTACTGCTGGTGCCGTTACCTATACTGCTGCACAGATCCTTAGTGGTATCGTGAAGCGTGATCCTAATGGTGCTTCTAGAACTGACGTGCTTCCTACTGCGGCCCTCATTGTTGCAGCTATGGCTGCTAAGATGGGAAGTGCTAAAGTTGGTGATATGTTCGACTTCCTTGTCATCAACGAAGCAGACGCGGCGGAAACTATTACTCACACCCTCGGTGCGGGTATGACTTCCGGCGTGGTGGCGGGCACTCAGGTTTCTGCGGCCATTGCTCAGAACGCAACTCGTAGGTATGTTGTTAGACTTACGAACGTTACTGGCGGTGCTGAAGCCTGCGTGATCTATGCTTAATTTGGTTGGGGGAGCTTCGGTTCCCCCTTCCTTCCATCTGAGGGTAAGATGCCTTTATCTATAACTAAATATAATAGTGATGAAGCCAAGAGCAGGCGTAGACAGAGAGCGCGTGCGAGATACCGTGCTCTTTCTTCCGGCGGCGGTAGCGGTAGAAGTCTTCAAGAGGCGCTTGATTACTATGGCGGCCTTTGGTTTGCTTTTCAAGATCTTTCCAATGGCGCAGTAGCTTCATTTACTTCTCATGAGGGACTGGGACAAGTATTAACTCAAGGAACTGGAACGGCTCAGCCGACTAAGAGCGCTACTGGCATTTCTTATGACGGTGGTGACGTTCTTCCGCGTGCGACTAATACTTGTAAGTTTATTCGCAGAGTGACTGTTCCTGATAGCACTTGGGGGATGCCTTCTGGCGGAACTGGGAAAGGCTTTACTTGTACTGGAATGTGCCGCATTCCGGGAACAAATGAACTTTGGATGGCTAATCATGGCGATCAGAGCGCGGCGAAAGATGGTACTGGCCCGTTCGATCCTAGTCTTATTCGCGTCAGTTATGCTAATGGAGTTCTGACTAAGCTTCAAGAAATTAGAATTTCTCCGCTAATTCCTGGAATTGGCAGTATTCAGGATGTTACTTTTGATACAAGTGATAATACTCTCTGGTTCGCAAGTGCTAGTGCTGTAACAGGAGTTTATCATATTACCCAAGCCGGAACTTTGCTTGGAGATACTATTACAGCCTCTTGGGCGCCTAATGGACTGGCTTATGTTCCCGGCGAAGACGCTATTTGGATAGGTCAAAATGCTACTTCTGGCGATGGGCTAGAAAAGCGTTCTTGTTCAACTGGTGCTGTGATTGTTGCTAGTGTAGTAACTGGCTTGGCTTCGCAGGATATGTTGCATTATGATAGTGCAACTGGCGGGCTGCTGATGAGCTATATGGGTAACGGCTCTCCCGGTCAAATTCGTTGCTATGGCACTACTGGAACTAGTGGAGCTAGGGTTAGCACTGGAGATATTGTAACAGATACACATGCAGATTGCGTTGAAGGCATTCTTTGGGAAGGAACGACGCTTCTAGTTCTTAGCGATGGTTTCTATCACTCCGGCGCTGATCCGCTAAATCAGCTGGTGGAATATAAAATTGTTCCTCCTTTTGCCAATGAGATAAATGTCTGTTTCAGAGCGCAGAATGTTAGTAATTCTGGCGCAGATAGTTATGTAGAAATTGGCAATACTGCTGATGGCGCATTGGATGGGCCGGGGTTTGGAGTTTATATAGCTTCTGCAACTACTATGACAGTAGTGTTCAATACTGCGAATGGAAATACACAGAGAGCACTAATTTCTGGCGTTACTGTTCCTAATTTGACAACTCAGTTTAGGACTATTAGTGTTAATATAAATAGAAATACCGGCTTGTTGTCTTTGTATGTAGATGGGGCTTTGATCACTACAGCATCTACATCAGCTTGTGTAGGCGGATTTCCAACTGCATTTCCATTACGTCTTGGAGGTGCGGCGAATGCTGCAAGGTTCTATACTGGATCGGAGAAAGATGTTATTATGGTAACTGGTCCAGTAAATAGAAACGCCGTCGAAGCCTATCTTAACGCTCTGCCGTGAAGGAACAGTAAGATGCCAGTCAAAATCTCTCAAATGACTAAAGTTCCGACGCTGAGCAATACAGCGAGGGTAGAGATATCGCAAGATAATGTTACTTATTATATGGACTATACCCAGCTTTTGCAGAAGCTGAGTGCGGACTTGCAAGTTATCTTCGAGCCGATATTTGGTGGCGGCGGGGGCGGCGGTGGAGGAGGCGGGGGCGGAACTCAAGGTTTTGCTCCAGTAATGCCGGATACGGATGCATTTACTGTTCCTAATCAGCGTCCGGTCGGCGCGGTTGTAGCCTATACTGCTCCACTTACTGCTGGAGTTCCATTACCTACGTTTACAATGACACCGGCAACGGGATTGAACATTGTTGCTGAGACTGGTGATGTTTATATTACCGATGCAACCGCACTTCATGCTGCTTTGGCTTCGGCTCCTATAACTTTCACTATTACAGCGTCCAATACTGAGGGTTTTGACAGCACGATAGTTACTCTAACGGCTGGAGTGGACTATCTAGACCTCCCGAGCGCTAATGCTGCCAATCTTATCATGGATTTTGATGTCTATGATAATCGTCAGGTTCAGCTAAATCCTCTTAGTGTCTCTCAGGCGATAGGATTGAAGGATAAGTCTCCAGAAGCGAGACATGCTAGGAATGAACTTCATATGATTGGCTATGTTATGAATAGCCAATTCGGTCTTGGTAAGCCAGCACTAAGAGGTGATGGACAAACAGGCCCGACGACTGGACTTTACTTCCAGCAAAACCCCATCTGGAAGGGTATTCGTGTCTGTAATGTCAGCACTAATTCGCTGAATGACATTATAACTGTCCTCCTAGATCAGATGTATAAGAATGGAACTCTTGGAAGTCCCAATGAAAGCGCTCTTGAAGATGTAAGATTACTCTTTCCTAAAGGTGCTTTGCTTCTAGGACCGTCGTTGGTTACGATTATCGTCAACGGAGCAAATCTTAGATATCGTCTTAATGGTGTAGACGTAGGAACCCTAACTCTAGCGAGTTATAATCAGTCCGATCAGCCAGTTATTGGCTTCTTCCTATTCAGTTGCGCGGCTATTACTGGTTCTGGGTCGTTAATTTCTGTCTCGGCTATCGGTCAGGGAAGAAGCTGGAAGGGAACGGCTATTAATGGTGATATTGGTAGGATTATTCAGTATAATAATGCTACGGATGTCAGTGTTCCTCCTGTTGATCCTAATCCTCCTCCGGTTACCACCGGCGATCTGACTAAGGAATTCTCTGCGGTTAGTGCTGCTGATCAGGCGGCTTATACCTTTGCAGCGCAGGCATTTGGTGCGGAGGATGCTAATAGGCAGATAATTGTTGGTATTACCTATCGTGCAGCGGGTGCGCCGACGGTGCTTAGTATCACTATTGGCGGTATTGACGCTGTGATTGATGTAGAGAGTAGGAATACCAGTAACAATCTCTCTTCTGCACTAATTGCTAGAGCCCTTGTGCCTACTGGTGCCACTGGTGATGTTGTAGTTACTCTCTCTGCTACTGCTGTGCTGATGGGCATTACAGGGTATAGAACAACTCGTTATAATGGCGCCGCTCCGACGAAAACTACTGCTGCAACTAGGCCAAATACTAATGGCATTATAGACCTTACTCTGCTAAACCCCGATCAGGGCTTCCAGATTGCAGTAGCGACGAGCTATGGTGGAACTAATCGCAGGCATACGAGTGCCCATTCTGTTGATACAGCTATCAGCACTATTACTGTTGATTGTTTGAACAATGGTGATACTTGGGTAGGCTTGACAGAAGATACAGGAACGGCCTGCGAAGCTGGTAACTTGGTCCCGATGGCAGGCGTGTCTGCTGGTTGGAAATTCCCGTAAGAGAGGCGATTGAAAAATGGTAAAACTTTCTTGGCCTGAAGCAATTCGCCTCTATCGTGAGGAAGAATTAGGTGTTGAGACTTTTCGCGCTACTAACATCACGACAGGGCTTGGACAGAGCAATGTCGATCTTGGAACGTGGACACTTACTTTCGACAACCACTTCACAGATGTTGCGAACACTGTCGTAGATGTAAATGATGCTCCAGCATGGACAACTCCTAAGCTCTATGCGAAGGGTAGTTATGATGCTACTGGCGCCGGTACTTATGTTACTAAAAGTTATGATCCCGGCGTAGCGCCGAATTCTCTCTATGCTCAGAGAGACGCTACTACTCTTGGAATGGGCGCGGGTAACTTCGCGAATAGTACAGGTAATAAGTGTGCCAATCTTGAAAGTGGTCGGCAGAAGCTTGCTACTAACGTCCATGACACTGAGGATGGTGTAACTGAAATCTCTGAAGGCTTCTATCAGTGCTATGGGCATTTTGTAGCAAGAATGAAGCTTCCGAAAGCTATTGGTAGGCCGGATACTTGCACACTCTGGCCCGCTTTCTGGCTATTGTCAGATAAGTTCAACATTCCAGATGAGCCGTATTTGGAAATTGACGGCTTTGAAATATACTTGGGATCGAATAATAATACTACTCAATACGATGGTGCTTGGCACTCTGCTATGCACTCCCATGATACTCCTAGGCCATTGTTGGCTCCGGGGTTTATCACTAGAGATATCTTCACTAGTGAAATCATGGGCATGAACCCCAATGCAGCTTTTGGAACGGCTAGTAACTTCGATTGGGGCGATGCTTATCACGATTTCCAGATTACTATGACGCCGGAATGGTGCATTCTTGGCTATGATAATTTGGAAGTTATTCGCTATCCTATGCTTGATCATTACCATCAAGCTTTCTATATGCTAATTAGCTTGCAGGTAAAAGATGCGGATGCGCAAGGAACTAAGAGTGTCAGGAATGGCACTTTCACGACTTCGCCGGATACTAGCTGGACTAAAGGTTCTGGTTGGACAGTAAGTGCTGGCGCGGCTCATGCTACTGCTGTAGCTGATGCCGTTGAAATGTCTCAATCGATGGTAACAGTTACGGGTGTTCCTTACAAATACACCTACACTGTTTCCAACTACGTAGCTGGTGGTGTTAGGCTGAAGCTTACTGGCGGCACTCCAGTTGTTGGAACGACTAGAACAGCTAATGGAACTTATACTGAAACCTTTGTAGCTGATGGTAATACTGGAATAGCCTTTGAATGCACGGGCGGTCCTACTACCCTAGACATTGATAATGTCACTGGCGTTGTAGGTTTCGTAGAAGATGTTATTGCTTGGCTAGACGTAGATCGTCTTTCTGCCTATCAAAATCCAGACTGGGACAATCTAACCATCGGCGGTACAGCAGATGTTAAAACTGTCACTACTGCTCTTGCTATGGCAAGCTATGCCGCCAATGATGGTAGGATTGTTAATGGGACAAGCGCTACTTCCAACCTTACTACGACACCTACCCTGAATGCGAATGGGCTGGGGGCGAAGGTAATTAAGAAGTATTCCGACTTCGGGAATAATCCTCCTTGGAGCGGGACGATGATCCCCTTGGCTGTAGGGGATATTAAGACTACTGGCAGGCATAACTACAAGTGGAGCGTTGCGAATGATTGCTGGATACTTCTAAATCCCGGCATTCCTTTTGTAGCCAAGCCCAAGACCTATGTTCCTCCTGCTTATGCTGTTCCTGCTACGCAAGTAGATGTGGCGGCAGTAGAGGGAGTTATCATGCAGGATTGGAATAAGCTAAATCTTCTTCCTGATGGGCATACAGGAAAAACTAGCGCATTCGATCCTAGTAGAATTACTCCTAGAGTGCTGCCGGAGAAAAGTCTTATTTCTGTTGTTACTAAGCAACCGGGAGATTTTGTTGGAAATGTTCCTCTAGCGAATGTTCCAGCAGTTCCGGCAAGAGCGGCTTGGAGTGGGGATAGTAATTTTAGAGTTAACCCTGCTAATGGTGACGTGTTTGTAGCTCCCGGAGCGGTTCTTACTGAAGGCATTAAAACTGGTGAAGTTTCTTACTGGTCTCCAGGAATGCCGATTAAGCAGGGAAGTAACATCTGCAAAGTTAGCATTGATGTTAGGCCGAATGTGCCATTTGACATTGCTGCATACTTTGGAGCTAACCTAGCCTTCTGCTATGAGTTTGATAAAGCTAGCACTATGACAAGCGATGGTGTGTTGGTGATAACTGATGGTCAGACGGTTCAGACTGTTACTGATACTAGCGGTCAAGGAAAGCATGGAACTCAGCTTACCGTTGCTAATCAGCTAACCTTTGATGTCGATGGATTGAATGGCTTTCCCTGTCTGATTAGCGGTGATACTACTAATTTCTTCCAGCTTCCGAATAACCCCTTCAACTCTCCATTGAATGCTATGAATGGTTTAGCATTCTTTAGTGATAGTTCTGCTGGTATTCAGCCGGGAGGTACTACTAGACGTACTGATGCCTATGCTGAGCAACTTTCTATGCATTCTATTCTAATGAAATGGGATGCTAGTGGAGTTACTGCTTGGGTGAATGGTAGTCCTAAGAATGTGATCCAAGCGGTAGGGAATATCAACTCTGTCGGTTGGATTTTGTTCTTCGGTCAGACTGATGCCTTTGCTGGAGCTTCTACTACAGTCTATGGTGGTAATGATAGTAACCAAGCTAGACTATTCCAAGCCGCTAGCGGTTCTGGTGGTTGGAAAGGTAAAGCTGGTGTTCTTGTTGCAGGGAGGACTTTCCTTAATGCAAGTGATGGCGATAAGATAATGGCCCACGTGCATCATCGGTTTTTAGCACAGAACTTACTGCCTGCTAGTAACCCCTACAAAGTCACCCCTCCTAGCCTCTATGGATGAGAACCATGAAGAAACTTCTAGTAATACTGCTCTTGAGCAGTTCAGCAGCGATAGCCCATGAAGCGCTTCCTACTAAGCAACTACCGCTTGGATGGAAGTACCCTACGTCGTGTTGCTCGAATATGGATTGTAAGCAAGTGCCCGCGAGCTTCATACACGAGCGGCAGGAAGGCTATGTTATTGATAGCACCGGAGAGGTCGTGGCCTATAAAGACTACAGAGTTAAAAAATCTCCCGATGGAGAATATCACTGGTGCGCCTATCAAGGCGGACCTGACGCCGGACATACAATCTGTCTCTTTGTCCCCCCGAAAGGATTTTGAAATGCCTAGAGCTAGGAATAGAGGTTCTGTGAATATGCTAGAAGCTGCACAGAAGGAAATGGTGAAAGAAGCACTAGATTTAGGAAAGGAGAATGAAGATGGCGAAGAAGAAAGGAACGATGAAAAAGTCTCAGAAACCCTTGTCAAAACACCTGTCTCGACAGGAAAAGCTGGGACAAAAGCTCGCAGCAAGAAATAAAGAAGTTAAGAAGTCCATGAAGAACTATGGATTTCGTTAGATGGTTCAACGTGTACGCGGACAAGAAATAAAGAAGCCATTGCCGGGGAGTAAACCAACCGGCATGAAAGGGGCAAAGCCTTTGCCTCGTAGTATAAGGAGCAAGTGAAATGGCTAAGAAACCAAAACCTATGCCGAGTGGTAAGGGTGGCAAGGGCGGAGCACATGATATGCTTCCCCACGCTATTAAGAAGGGCGGAAAGAAGGGTTACTAACATGGCTAAAACTGCACCCACGCCAGAAGTCGAATACGAGGAAGAGATTTCTGTGCCCTTTGATATAGAAGATGTGGCGGACCTGAAGATAGGGCAGGAGGTTACTATCACTCTGCGTGGGTGCATTAATAGGCTGGATGGAAGTATCCCTAATTTTAGTTGCATTGGTGTAAAGCTTTATGAGAAGAAGCTTAGGAAGACAGGAAATAGTCAGGCTGAGGGTATTGCTAAGCTCAGTGGTGAGGATGATTACTAATGAACAGAGATGCGCTAGTAGCCAGGATTAAGCTGAACCTAGGGTTTATCTCTGGAACGGCTTTCGATGCGGATATTGTTACTAGCCTTCAGCAAGTTCAGGAAGAGCTAGAAAGAGAGCCGGAACTTCCTTGGTTCTTGAAGAAGGCTTTTACGGGGCTAGTTACTGTAGCTGATACTAAGACAGTGGCTGTTCCGGCAGATTTCATTCGCCTGTTCACTAGCGATCAGATGTTTATGAGGAATAGTGAGAATGAAGAAACCCCCGTCCTTCAGGATGAAGAAGGCTTCTTGCGAATTCGCTATCCAATTAGCGAAGATACAGGAACTCCGAAAGGCTTCGCTATCGTCAATGGGCAGTTTCGTTTCTACCCAACGCCGGATGCAGTTTACACAATTCAGGGAACCTACTTCGCGAAAGATGCAGTTCTAAGCTCTGGAGCTACTACTAATCTCTGGAGCACTCATCTGGAAGAGGTTCTTATTGGCAAGGCTGGTTTCATTCTAGCTAGTGGAAAGCGCGATCAGATCGCTATGGAACTCTTTGCTGGCATTCTAGGTAGAGGAATGCAGAAGCTTAATGAAATGAATACAGCCGATGAGGCTGCTGGTAGCAAGCCTGTGATGGGTGGAGAAGACTGATGGGCCTCGAAGCTGCAAGTTTCCTTAATGATCTTGTTACGACTAATCCGGCCGGTACGGATGGTAAGAGCCAAGGTGATGATCATCTTAGATTGCTTAAGACTGTTCTTAAAGCTACCTTTCCCGGCATGACGGCGGCCAATAGCTTCGATGCGACGACTAATAATATAGTCATCAATAGTACAGATGCCGGTGCCGGTGCCGGTCCTATCATAGATATGTATAGGAATACCACTGGTGCTGCTAATGACGAGCTTGGTAGGATTATCTTCAACGGTAAGGATGATGGCGGTGCTAAGCAGGAATTTGTAAATATTCATGCTGCTATTTTAGATGCTACTGCCGGTAGTGAAGACGCTGAATTTGTCGTTGATATGGTTCATGCTGGAACCATAAGGCGCTTTTTTGCTGCAAGAGCAGATTTTGCAGGCTTTGGTCCTATTGATAGAGAAGATTACTTTCTAGGCAGAAATGATGATGATGGGTATCTTAGTTTCCAGGGCGGTAATGCTGTAGGCGATGGTTCTGTTAGAACTTATGGTGGAACTCATGCGACTAAAGCTAAGGATATTGAATTCTATTCTAATAACGTTCTAGTCTATGGGTATGATTTTAGTTCTACGCAGCATGAATTTAATCATCAGAGCTATTTCGCTGCGGATATTAGAGGAACTAATGAAGGCACTAGTCGTCCAGGAAATGGCTCTAATGCTCAAGGGCTTCATTGGATTAATTCAACATCTGCTATGGCAGTTAATACCAACGGCGATACTAGCAACTTTGGCAGAACTGCTGATGGAACATTCATGGTCTGGTGCTCAGCGGGTGTGGCACAGGGAGCGGTGAGTATTGCAGGAGCAGTTACTACTTATTCTTCTTTCTCCGGTGCGCATTGGGCGCAATTCGTAGATGGAACTAAGCCGGATTTGCTGCCGGGGACTATCTGCGATAGTCTTGGGGTGATGTCTATCTGGGATAATCAGTTTGATAAGAGGCTTCCTAGATTTGAAGTTTCTTCTAAACCAAAATCTCCTAAAGTCTATGGTGTGTTTGGCTGGTGGGATGATTTTGAAGCTGAGAAATCTAATGATGCTTTCATCATAGGCGTTGGCGTTTACTATGTCAGAATGGCCCCTAATGAAAATCCTAAGATCGGAGACTATGTAGAGCACGGTGGTGGCGGAATGGGTAGGGTTCAAACTGAACCTTATCAAATGAATAGCACTGTTGGGAAGATCATTTCTGATGTAGTAGCGGAAGTTTACGAAGATGGTTCGAAGCTTTATCCCGCTTCTATTCATTGCAGTTAAGGAGTTAAAATGCCCCAATTTATGAATGAAACAGACATGAGCCTTACTAGAATGGGCTCAGAGATTATGTTCCAGTCTCAGGTTATTGAGGCTCAGAAGAAACAGATAGCGGAACTAATAACCGCTAAGGAGGCGATTGAGAAACATGCTAAGCAACTAGAACTCCAGATAGAGAAAGCGAAGTCCAATGGACATGAGCGCGAAAGGCAGGATGCACCTGAAGAACAGAGAAGGAGTGAAAGCGAAAGCGTATCCAGACAGCGGGGGAATATGGACAATCGGCGTAGGACACACAGCAATGGCGGGGCCGCCGAAGCCGCGAAGGGGAATGATACTCAGTGATCAGGAGATAGATGAAGTTCTAGCCCATGATCTAGTTCGTTATGAAGATGCTGTGGAACGAGTGCTAAAGGGAATAAAGCTAAAGCAGTATGAATTCGACGCTTTAGTCTCTTTGTGCTTTAATATCGGTGAAGCCAACTTCGCCAAGAGTTCAGTAGTCAAGCTGATAAAAGCAGGAAACAAAGCCGGTGCTGCTGATAAGTTCCTTCTATGGAAAAAGGCCGGAGGAAGAGTTGTCCTTGGGCTAGTTAATAGAAGGAAAAGCGAGAGACTTCAGTTTCTCGGTCAACTAGAGTAGAAGGAAAATGTGATGAAAGCGCTTATCATTGCAATGTTCCTGATCCCTCTGGCGGTGCTTACCGGCTGTCAGAGTTCAGGATTTAGCTGGAAGAACTTCTTTGGATCGAGAGATCCATGTGGAGTTGCTGAGAGTACTCATGCTGCTTTCTTGGTCTTTGCAGGGACTAGACATCTTTCTGCAAAAGTCATGGCAGGTGAGCGAGCCGCTATTGCCAGTGTGAGAGAGTATTGCTCTGCTGGTGATATCAAGCAAGTACAGTTGCAGAAGATCGTAGCCGCCTATGCCGCTGCGGTTGCTGCTTACAAAGGACAGTAACTAAGATGGGTGCTTATTCGAAATTCATCGGTTCTCTTGTTGGTGGTCTTATTGGGCTTCTCGGCTCAACTTTTGCACTTCCGGCAGAGTGGCAGTCGCCTGAAATGGTATCAGCCATTACGATGGTTTTGTCTGGTATCATGACTTTCTTGTTCCCGGCGAATACCTCGGGAAACTAAGAACGTTGGGGATTGTCCTGCGGGTGCTTAATCTTCTAGTAAGGCTAGGTATCCGCAGGAAACCTCTCCAACAAAAGCCTAGAATAACAAAAGAAACTGTGGACGCACAGATAAAAAGACAGAGAGAGCTTTGGAAGAAAAATCACCCAAACGGCTAGGAGAATATCATGCCGCCGAGACAACCTCCAGAACATTGGTGGATTATCCTTCTGAGACATTTTACAACATTCTGTGCGATAGTAGGAATTTTATGGTGGATAGGATCGCCGAGAGTTGAAGCTTTTATCCATGATGTTGTGAATGATAGGATAAGTAGGGTAGAGCTTCGGCTAGATAGAATGTTAGAAAGACTTAATAAGATCGACATTCAACTGGACAGGATTGAAAAGAAAGAAAATGGCTAAGGTTCCTTTCTACAGTGCTGGCAGTAAAGGGCTCATAAAGGACATCGCCGCTGAGGAGATTGATCCTAGAGCTTGGAGTGATGTTAGGAATTTTCGTTTTACAGACGGAAAAGCTAAGCGCGCTCCAGATGCCATGCAAGTGTTTGGAACTCCCTCCGGCAATCCTTACTGGCTGATGCCGGTTCAATCTGGAGGTAATCTCTTATGGATATACGCCGATTTAACTAAACTCTATGCCACCGACGGTTCTAGCCATGCAGATGTTAGTAGGACTGTCGGTGGTGCCTATGCTATGGACCCATTTGAACTTTGGGATGGAGGGGTGCTTAGTGGAATTCCTGTTATTACGAATGGGATAGATAAGCCTCAGTTCTTCGCGAGTCCGGCTATTGCTAATGATTTTGCAGATCTTACTAACTGGCCTGCGAATGATCGTTGTGGGGTTATTAGGCCATTTAAGAGCTTCCTAGTCGCGGCGAACATAACTCGCAGTTCTGTTAACTATCCCCATATTGTGAAGTGGAGCCACCCGGCTTCTCCCGGTGCTATTCCTAGTTCTTGGGATGAAACTGATCCTACTAAACTAACTGGAGAAGTGGAGCTAGTTGATGAGTTCCCCGGAGGTATCAGAGATGCTCTCTCCCTACGTGACATCATGGTTATCTACAAAGATAACACAGTGTGGGGGATGCAATTCATCGGCGGCAACAGTATCTTTAGGTTTTTCCCAATCTTTATCAACTCCGGGATTATGGACAAGCATTGCGTCTGCGCGATCGACCAAGGCGCGCAGCACTTCGTTCTAACTGGCGAAGATGTTATAGTCCACGATGGGCAGAATTCTAAGAGTGTTCTAGATAAGAAGAACAGGAGGTTTATCTTTGATAGTATGCCTCCATCGAGATATAAGAGTTGCTTCGTTTGTGCCCTTCCTGATAGGAGTGAAGCTTGGGCTTTCATTCCTCAAACTGGCGATACCTATCCCTCTATCGCTGTGGTCTATAACTGGCGAGACGATACCTCTACTATCAAAACACTAGGCCAGCAGACTTCCCATGCTGCCGTTGGTCCTGTGGCGGACACTAGTGATCCTTGGGATGGTGATAGCGGACAGTGGAATTCAGACACGACTACTTGGGACGAAGGTCTATTCGCCACGCACTTTCAGAAGATGCTTAGCGCTAGGCCATTGAATACTCAAATAGTCGAACAGGAGAACTCTGGAACCTTTACGGGCAGCGCAGGGACAGTCTATCTGGAAAGACAAGGGATTGCGGTAACTGGACAGGACAGAGTTTCTGGAGAACTTAAAGCTGACAACGACGCTATGAAGCTCGTTAGCAGAGTATGGGTTAAAGCAACAGGTGGAGCATTTAATGTTCAAATTGGAGGAGCAGAGTTCAAGGGACAGCCAGTTGTCTATCAGGCAGCTCAAGTCTTTACACCGGGAACAACAAAATATTTGGACTTCTATCCAGTTAATGCTAGATTTATTGCTATTAAGTTCAGCAATATTGGTAGTTCTGATACTGAGTTTATCATAGAAGGTTTTGATCTAGATATAGAAGTTCTAGGTGAGCAATAATGGCTACTGGCCTCCTACCGGGACAGAGATATTCTCCTGAAAGCCCTCCCACACCGGGAGAAACTGGCTTTGAGAGTAAGCTTGTAGAATATCTAAAGCGCGAATATGGGCGTATTTCTGATGCTCTAATAGGGGCTAGTATCTTTAACTTCGAGCCTCAATTTGTAGCCATTCCCGGTGCGCAAATTCCTAAGACTAATGAAGGCGATGTTGCTTATGCGGATGGTACTAGCTGGAACCCCGGTCAGGGAGAAGGCTTGTATGTTAGAATAAATGGCGCTTGGGTTAAGCTTAATATTGATAGAGAAAGCAAATGGGAATATATAGGTTTAGCTACTCCTTCTGGAGCAACTAGTGTTGACTTTATAGGACTATCTGCTTTCAGAACTCTTCGTATTCACGGTCGAGTTGTCCCCTCTACTGACTCCGTAGGTATTGGGCTAAGAACAGATGCTAATAATGGTGCCTCATTCGATGCTGGAGCAAGTGATTATGACTATGCTGGGCATCTAGGTGGTGAAGGCGCTACTTCTACTTTCTTCAGCAATGGTGATACTGAGTTTCAATTCAATGCTACTGCTGCTGGAAATACTGCGGCGCAGGAGGGTTATAGTTTTGACTTTAATATCTATGACTTTAATCAAGCAGCGTATGCTCTTATTCAAGGTATTACCATGACTGTAAGAGATAATAATAGGCCTTATTATGTACTTCAAGTCGGTCGTAGACTTCAAGCTACTGCCCGCGATGCAGTTCAAATTCTTTCCACTTCTGGCAACATCGCTTCAGGTTATGTATTCTTGGAGGGTATTCGTGGCTAGGCATAAGTTAGTTAATGGACTTGCAGTTCCCTTTACTCCGGCAGAAGAAGCTGCTAGGGATGCAGAAGAACTTGCATGGGCGAATAGGCACATTCCTACCCCTGATGAGGCTAATCAGGATGCGATTAATGCTGTTCTGATCCAGCCGGGGAGTGTTGTTAGGGCCATAGCAGAAGTGCAATTTGCTATGATTAAAGGCCAAATTCCAGTAACTCCAACGATCACTAAACAGCAGTATATAGACCTCCTTAAGGCCAGAATGCTATGAGATTAGCTATAGTTCCTGCCCTTCATGTGATGGATGTTTGGCTCAGAGTATTGCCTCATTTGATGAAAGGTAGAGAGCATTGGGAGCCTTTCTATTCCTGCAATCAGTTGAGAAGAAATCTTGTCATTGGCGCTCAGCAGTTGTGGATTGGTATAGAGAATGAGAAAGATATTGTCGGTTGTGTTATTACTCAGATAGATGATTTTCCTGAAAAGAAGATACTTAGGATAGCTTACCTTGGAGGCTACGGCCTCAAAAGGAGCCATATGAAAGAGTTGAAAAAGATCGAGAATTGGGCTAAGGACAAGGGCTGTTCTGGAATAGACATCATGGGCAGGAAAGAGTGGGGAAGGCTTTTGGCGAAATTCGACTATACCATTCCCGGTGTAGTGTTTAGGAAGGAACTCTAAGATGAGCATGGGTGGCGGTGGTCAGTCCACTACTACGACGGTTCAGGAACTTTCTCCAGAACAGAGAGCATTGATTGCTCCGGTAATTCCTATTGCTAAGAACTTCCTTAAGAAGCCTCCGAAGCAGTATCCGGGGAGTGGTATTGCTGGATTTACTCCTCTCCAGCAGCAGGCTCAGCAGATGACTATGAGCGCTGCGGATCAGATGCTTCCTACGACTAATCAGACGGCGAATAGGTATAATCAGGCTTATGGGAATACTAACTTCCTAGCAGGAGGTGATGTTCTTAGAGCGGATAGTAATCCCTATTTGCAGGGAGCAATAGAAGCTGCAAGTAGGCCGACTATGGATATGTTTACTCAGAACATTCTTCCCGGTTTGCAATCTGAAAGTGTTGCTAGTGGAGCTTATGGCGGGACTAGGAAAGATATCGCTAGTGGCATTGCTGGACAGGCTGCTGTTAGGGAAATGGGAGATATTGCTTCTAGAATGAGCAATGAGAACTATCAAACTGGTCTTGGAGCTATGGTAGCAGGACAGCAAAATCAGGCGAACTTGCTCTCTAATCAGAGCAACATTCTCCAGCAATCTCTACTCCCGGCACAGCTTAAAGAAAGCGTCGGTATGCAGCAGCAGATGATGGAACAACAGTTGCTTAGTGAGAAGGTTCAGAAATATATTAATAAGCAGATGATACCTTTTAGCGCCGCTCAGGATGTTGCCGCTATGGCTTTTGGTATGCCCGGTGGTACTACTAGAAGCACTGGAACTCAGCCGGGCAATCCTATGATGGGAATGCAGATGGCAGGAAGTGCTCTAGGAATGCTTCCTATGCTAATGATGAAGTCGGATAGAAGGCTGAAAAAGAATGTCAGACGGTGCGGCACTTTGGCTGATGGGCTTGGTCTTTACCGCTATAGTTACATTGGTAGTAGCGATATGGTTGTCGGTCTAATGGCAGATGAGGTAGAGAAAATCTATCCTGAAGCAGTAAGCGAAGTCTTCGGATATATGACAGTGAACTATGACATGGTTCCTTCTTGGAGGATTAACTAATGCTTGGCGGTCAAATGCCTATGCCGGGAAGCGGCATGAATACCATGATGGGCGGGATGCCTAACATGGGCAGCGGGACTATGCCTAGTGTTCCGCCGACTACTCCTGGAAGTAATGCTATGAGTATTATCTTCGAGGCTATGAAGAACCCTTCTACTATGGCCGCGCAGATGGCTCATGCTGGGATAACTCCAGAGCAATTCCAGCAAGCTATGCAGAACCAGCAGAAGCTTTCTTCTACCATGCAGCCAAATGCTGCTCCTCCTAGTGCTGATCAGAAGACATTAGGAACTATGATGGGAGGTATGCCCAAGCCTATGTGGAGGGGAGAAGATCAAAGTAATACTCCCCAGCTAGGCGAACTAATTGGCGGTGCTAGGGCTGAAGATAACTCGAGGTTGGCAGTAACTCCAGAGAATTATGTGGAGAAGGCTACGCCGGATAACTTCATAACCTTGGACACTCTGGCGGATTTCTTTAAGAGTGAAACTCCGGGAAATAAAGGCGCTACTGGGCAGTATCTTGGTAATAACCCTCAGATGGTAGCTGGCGGACAGATGCAGCCGGGAGCTATGCAGCCTCCTATTGCTCCAGTTGCCGCGACGGGGAATACTATTCCTAGTCCTATTCTCCCCCAAGCAGCAACAGGAATGACTACTCCTACTGTTCCTCCTTCTATTGCCGCTACTGGAATGACTCAGCCACAGGCTGTTAATGGCGCGCTAATAGGTAGGAATGGTACTCCTGTTCCTACTGTCGGAGCTGATTACAAGCCTAGCGGAGTAATGGGCGGCGCAGGGGGAACTGCTCCTAACCTAACCGGGAATGAAATCTATGACGGATTTATGGAGTCTGTTCGCAACGGTGGCCTTACTAATCCCTATGGCCTTGCTGCTGTTGCCGCGACTGGTAAGTCAGAGAGTGGATTTAATGCTGGTAATGCTTACGGCTCTTGGGATGATGTCGGGAAGCCTGCTGGTGGTGTTATGTCTTGGCGCGATGACAGACTTAACGCTATGAGAGAGTTTGTTAAAGCTAATGGTGGTGATCCTAATAAGCCAGATGTTAGGCTGCAAGGTAAGTATTTCATACAGGAGAACCCGGAACTTATTAAAGCTCTTCAGAATGCTAAGTCTCCAGAAGAGGCTATGACATTGATGAATAATGCTTGGAAGTTTAAGGGTTATGATAATCCTAACACTGGTGAAGCTGCTAGGCGTATCGCTCTTGCTAGGAATATGTCAGGACAGTTCGAGAAAGGCGGCAATCCTGATGTTGGCGATGGTAAGGCCGGTCCTCTTGGCGGTCCTGCTGGGAATACTCCTATGGCTGCGACTAATCCAGAAGCTAGTAGAGCTAAGACCATCGCTGATATGATGGCAGCTTTGCAAACTGGTGGTGGTGAAGATGGCTGGGGTAAGATGGATATGAACCTTCCTCAAGCTCCTAGTCCTGTTCCGCCCCGTCCCGGTGGTGATTATAACCCTGATGCTAATATGATGAAACTAATGATGATGATGCTAGCCGGTGGCGGTGGTGGTCAAATTCCTAGTCTCGCTTCTATGATGGGGAGGGCATAACAATGGCTATGGGTCGTGGTGGCGGTTATGACGCATTCATCGATAAGCAATCAGAGAAGAGAAAAGCTTTTGGCTCGGATACACGGCAGTCACAAAGTGTGGGTGCGCAGGCGACGCCAGCAAGTTCGCTTAGTAATCCGCAAGCTCCTTCATCTTTGGGAGACCTTATGACTCCTAGTTCTGGGAGGGTTATGCAAAGTGCGCCAGTGGAGGATTTTGATAATAGGGTTCGAGAGAATGAGAGTTTTCTTTCTGATCCTACTACTAAAGGCCAGATGATGCAGTTTGCTATCACCATGCTTGGTGGTGGTTCTCCCGGTTCAGCTATTGCTAAAGCTATGATGATGCCAGGAAGGATGGAACTTGCTAGTCAGGCGAGATTGAAGCAGGAAAGAGAACTGGCTCAGGGAGATAGGAGGCTTGATCTAGAAGAGAGAGGACAGAATATTACTCTTAGAGGCCAAGACCTTACTGCTAAGGGTACTCCTTCTGAGCTTATGAAAACTATTGATGCAGCTAAGGCTGCTAAAGAAGCTGGAGATATGAAGACTTATAACATGCTGATGAGCAGAGGCTATCAGATTGCTAATGAGTTTTCTTCTCCGACTGGACAAGTTACTAGCTTCGACGCGGAGGGAAATCCGACTCTTATAAACGTTAAGGGTGGAAAGGCTGATCTAGAAGCCCAAGCCGCTATGCAGAAGCTTCAGGATCAGAAGGATTTGGAACTAGCTAAAAGCGCCTCTGTGAATGTTGCTTCTCAGCAGATCATTCAAGCTATTGATAATGCTAAAAATCCAAATCTGACTGTGACTAGCTTGGGTGGGCTTATAAACTATATTCCTATAGCTAGTGAGAGTAGGAATGTTGCAGATGCTATTAGGGTTATTACTGCTAACCTAACTGTCGATCAGTTGCAGGCTGTTAGAGACGCTAGTCAGCATGGCGGAGCTTTTGGTAATATTTCTAACTATGAAGATCAGTTGCTGGCTTCGACTAGAGCGGCTCTAGATCAGTTCGCTGATGCAGCTACGCTTAGGAAGAATGTTAAGATAGCTCAGTTCATGTTCGATACTACGACTATGGCAGAGCGGGCCAGGATCGGACAGGCTTGGGCGGCGGGTAAGATTACTCCTGATGAGGCTAATAATCAGTATCAGAATTATATGAATGCTTATATTCTTGGCCCCAGTATGGGAACAGCAAAGGACTTCTCTACTCCTCCAAGCTATATCGACGATCCAGATATTAAAGCTAATTGGGGAACCTTCCTAAAAACTAATCCTGATGAGCTTAAATTGTTCCTAAATCCCGAAGATATTCAAGGCTATGATGCTTACTTGAAAAGCCAGCAAGGGAGGTAAGAATGGGAATGGCGGAAGATAGAGCAGCGGCTAAGCTGCTAATGATGCAGAACTTGATGAAAGAGAAAGGGATTAAAAATTCGGAGAATGTTACTAGTATTCAAGATGTAAATGCTGCTAAGAAAGACACTCCCGATCTAGCCAGTGCGGCGATGGCTGGGATAAAGGCTAAAGCTGCGGCGGAAAATCCAACTCCGGGCTTGGCTGATAGTATGGCCGCAGGCTTGAGTGCATTAAGAGGAGTCGATCCTAATACGGCTAAACAACTAGCTCCAGGATCTGGAGAGAAGTTAGGAGAACTCGCTAGTCCTGAAACTGCCGATCAGTTGATGAGAGTAACTGCTGGCGGTCTTGGTGATGTTGCTGCCGGGACTATGACTGGATTGATGCAGGGTGATCCTTCTAGTATTCCTGCTAACATTCAGGAGGAAGCTAGGAAGACGGCTAAGGCGAAAATGATGCTGGCTCTAAAGACTGGAGGTAGCACCATTCCGAATGCCGCTGAATTCGCCGGGGAAGCGGGCCAGATGCTAGCGCTGCCGGGGAAGTGGGTAGAGACTCCGCTTAAGGCTATGGCGACTGGTGGTGCCTTCGCAGGCGTCCAGAGTGGCATTGATAGGCTCAGGGAGGGAGAGCCCTTACTGGAGCGCCCCGTAGACTACGCTTCCGATGTTGGCCTAGGAGCCGCTGGCGGGCTTGGTGGTTACTATTTGGGAAAAATGGCTACGAAGGTTATTAGTAGACTAGGAGGGGGAAATAAAACTCTGACTGAAGCTGCGGATAGGTTGATAGAAAATAATCAGAAGATAGTTAATGAAAGCTTGACTACTATGAATGATAGCAAGATAGCTTTGAATAAGATAGGACTTAACGCTCTTCAGAAAAAAATAACGAATGATCTAGGAGGAGTTGTTCCTGCTACCAAATGGCTTACTCCTCATTCGCATCCGGCATTCAAAGAAATAAGTGATCTTGTTGCTAAGGGAGAACCTATTAGTCTTAGGGTTCTAAATGATATTAGAGAAAGAACGCTTAGGGATGCTGTTTTTGATAAAACTGGCCTTGCTAAAGATACTGCTCAGATGACAGATATTGAAGGTGTTTTTAAGATAGCTAAGTCCATTGATGACTTCATCACAAATCTTCCCATGAAGAGAAATTACATGCTTCCGGGAGCGAAAGTAGCTGATGGGGTTAAAGCTTGGAAGACTATGAAAGAATTTAACCAGTATGTTTTTAGAAATGAAAGACTTATGACACTAGTTGCTAAAGCTGAGTCTAAAGCTAGCACTGGTAATATAAGCTTTGAGAACTCTTTGCAGAATGAGTTTCTTAGTTTCTATAATAAGAATAGAGTCCAGATGAGACAATGGTTTACTCAAGATCAGATCTTTGCTATAGAGAGGATCGCTAAGGGAGATCTTAGTAAGAAGTTCTTCAACAAACTAGATAGAATGATGGGTGGCACCTTCTGGGCTCCAGCTACTAGAGGAGCGCAGGGATTGTTCGGTGCTATGTTTGAAGGGCCAGAGAGTAAGATCGCGGCTGAGAAGGTTCTAGAGAATGCAGCCGGTAAAGTGTCAAAAGCTAAGGCTGCGAGAGTGATCCCGCAATTGGGTGCTATTGCCGGAACCGTCGGCTTAAAGCAATAAGGCGTAGAGCCAGATGTTCATTAAGAACCAAGAAGAAAAAAAGAGGGCGGAATAAACCGCCCCTTTAAGCACTCTCTCTTTCATTAGTGTCGCCTTCTTCTGGCTCCTCTACTATCAATTTATGATAGAGAGTTCCGCCGTCGTTGACTACTTTCATCATTCCAGCGTTTACTAATCCATCTATTGCTTCATGGAATTCTTTAGGACTCATACTAGTCATTACGGATTTCCAGAGTTTGTCTCGTCGCATAGGGCCTTTAACAGCAAGGAGGGCTGCGATTTCATCCATCTGACGAGAGGATTGGACTTTTCCAATTGTGTTAAGGACTCGTAGCATATCTGCTTCAACTCCACTGAGGACGGAGAAAGCAAAGGCCATGTCGTCATATGTGATAGTAAGGCTGTCTCCCTTGCTAGCGGAAAGACACATTGCGACCTTATGCAAGTGTGCAAATTTTCTAGCACGGTATCCGGCAAAACGTGGGTCTTGAAGGTGTTTTTCTGGCTCTGTCCAGTGTTGTTCATACCAAGCTCCTACTAAGTTCTTAGCATCACGATCGATGGTAAACTTACCTTTTAAGTTGGCAATTTCTCGTAGGTCATGTATAAGCGCTTGATTAAGGGACTTTTCTTTCTCGGACTCCACCAAGTCAGAGATATACGGAATGAACTTTCTTTTACTCTCCCCATAAACAAATACAATACGGCTAGTGAGCCCATTCCCAATCGCAATCGCATCGAAGTGCCTTTCCATCCAAGCCGGGGTAGTAGCTCCTACCATTCCTATTAGGGGATTTAAGATCTTTAGGTTCTCTTTAGTAGATAGCCATCTTTCCCAAGGTACATCGCGTCCGTCCCAAAGATCGATGAGCATCGAGACAAGCCCATCATCCTGCATGTTAAGAAACGTTCCGAGTTCGGAAACTTCGCAAAGTATGGCAGATTGAGTGGCATACTCAATAGCAAGGGGATCAATAACGTCGGGTGAAGAAACAGGATAAGACTGCTGAGCATCGCTTAGACCTTTTGTTAACCCCTGCCATGTCATTGTAGAAGGCCCCATGATTACGTTGTCGCATTCACGGAGCATTTTCATTCCTACTCCAACAGTAGTGCTTTTAGTTGCAACGCCGGGGGGAGCGACGAAGAAAACATACATATTGGGATAGAGCTTGAACTTAACTTCGTCAATATACACCTTTCTTTGGAGCGCGCCAGATATGGCACTAAGGCCAGTCCAGAAATCGAATGTAAGAGGAGCTTCCGAAACTTCAGTATATTCCGCATATGACTGTATCCAATTCTCTAATTCTCTTGGCATTCCTTTTCACCAGTCGATCTTCTCTGTTTCACCCCAACTCTTTCGACTAGCTTTAGCTGACCATTGGATTACTAAGGGGTCTTCATAAGGAACTTTTACCTTAGCGAGAGTATCTTTAATATCTTGTTGGATAGAGATAGCATACTTGTATTGATACTGAATGACGAAGCTATCATGTACTTGAAGCAAAAATTGTATCTTAGGACTTAAGTCTGGATTATCTCTTAATGCCATAGCTCCCTTGTTAACATTTATCCCCACACTTGATTGAGGAACCCAAGCTAGGCCCTTTCTTTTTAGATCGTCGTTCACTCGGTCGAAATAAACAATGCGGTAACCAAACTTGTTGCGAACGGTTCTCCCTGTAACCGCGCCACACGAAGGGCAAAGTCTCTTGCCGTTTGTCATAGTATTGCAATTCCAGCATTGCAAACCGTTCAGCCAGAATTCTGTTCTTCTGTGCCATTTTCTAATTCCAGGGTGAGCACTAAACCATCTTTCTTGGAATTCTTCTGCTTTACTAAGTGTCCATTTAAGACGATGGCTGAGGGTTTGAGGTTCCGCGCCGTAGTTAGTTGCGTGAACGCCTTTCTTAACGCTATCATAAAAGCTTCCGGGGATGCCGTTGCCCGCTTTAATTTCGTCATCTGTCATGTTCCTAGTTTCATGCTCGAAGAGAGTTCTAGTATTGACTAGATGTATCTTCTTGCCCGCTCGGAAAGCTGCTTTAAGATCTTCATCGTCAGCTTCCCACGCAACAATGGTTGCATCAGCACCGCTTTGATCGTACTCCGCGAGTTCATAGCCAACATCCGGCTCAAACGACTTTCGCATGTTAGGGAAGTTAAAAAGTCCTCTCTCTTTTCCAGATGGGATGTTCTGAAAATTCCCTCCACGTCCATAAATATTACTTCGTGACGCGAAACGAAATGTATCTGTCCCGGTGACAGCATATTCACACCTGAGCCTTCCATCTGAGTCTTCTTCTGTTTCGCCAAAGGTAGATTGGAAGACACCGACGCTTCTCCTAGTTTCAAGTCTCTCTACAATGGGAGCTATTATAGGTTCCCGTTCGGCAAGTATGGGTAGTGCAGTTTTGTCGAGAGTGATCTTTTGCTGGCCCTTAGTTTTCCCAGCCTTGCTTTTAACAAGCACTGGTTTAATTCCCATAATATCGTGGAAGATTTCTTTCTGTTGCTTCGTAGAAGTGGGCCATTGGGTTTTCTTATAGACACCGGGGGCAATTTTCTTCCCCTTAGTTTTAGGCTCAACTTGTTTTCTAATCTCTTCCGGTATGAGATTAAGCAATTGCTCGTCGAATTGAACAAGCGCTTCTGTAAGGTCTTTATTTGTTTTGTCTTTCTCAGCACGATTAACCTTAACTCCTCTTATCATCATTTCCAATGCGAAGTCATTAGCGATACGGATTTGGAAGTCGAACTGTTCTTGAAGATTAAAGGCTTTAATGAGTTCTCTTTCTCCATCAAATACTTCAAACGTCTTAACACAATCTCGGCAATTATACTGCCAGCCCGTAAGTTCGTCACGGCCACCGACTTCATCAAAGTCTTTGCCTTCGTCTTTCCAGTAGTAGTAGTGGTCGCAGTATAGACTGGCACAGTTATAAAGTGCCTTTCGTTGAATGCCTTGAGCGAAAGATTGTTTATTGGTCTTGTCACTAGGATCACCTCCACCGGGCCAGAGAACATGCTGGCCTATCATTGTGTCAAAATAAATCCTAGGACGGACGAAGAGTTGATCAACGATATATTGAACATCAAAGAGCAAATTGTGTCCAATAAGGCGCAGATTAGGATGGCTAAGAATGCGTCGTAGAAGATTAACAATTTCAAACTCCTCTACTTCATTCCAATAGCCGTCTGGTCTGAGGCTGCTAACAAATGGTAAACATATAGCTTCACCGCGCCGGTGCGACAGTCCAACACAAGAAATGATTTGTCTGGATATACTCGTTTCAAGGTCGAGAACAACTTCTCTCGGGCCGCTCTCGAGCGAGCTAAGAAGTTCAAGGAGATACTCAGTTGCTGTACTAAAGCTAGGCTGTATGATGAAGCTATAATTCGGTTCATTCCAATCTTTGCCATCTAGGATCTTCCTTGCTCTCACAGATAGATCATGCTTGATCATATATCTCCAAGCAAATGATCCTTGGAGGACGGCGGCAGGGTGATATGTAGGGAGAAATGGTATCCGGTCAAAGTAGGAGTCAGTGAATAGCTGACTGCCGCGCCACTCGCTAATGCCGGTTGGAACTTTGTAGCCCGTATCATTGCCCGTGCGGTAGCAATTATCTGTAAGAGCCCAGAGTGAATAGGCGCCAAGTCCAATGATGAGTTTTGGTTTGATGGCTTGAATTTGATCCCGGAGAACCTGAAGTCCATCATATACAATTTGTTGTGGATAGAGAGTTTTATACGCGGGAACTTGCTGTGCTTTGACAAAGGCGTTACCCCAAAAGAAATTCTTCATATCATTATCAGCAGGTCTGGCGCTGACAACATTTGTGAAGAAGACTTCACTTATGGGAATGTTGCTTTCAAAGAGGAGTTTTTCTAGCTCTTGGCCAGAAGCTCCAACAAAAGGCTGCTGACGAAAGGCTTCTTCCTTCCCCCAGCTTTCCCCTACTATCATAATAGAACCAGAGCGATTACCTCTAGTTCCGTAAAATGTGCTAGGATTTAGCATCCCACTTCTTATCCTTCCCCTTATGTTCAGCAATAATTTCAGGTATCTTGACTGACATATGATCCTTCCAGTCAGTCTTATTCTTCCCTACCATAGCTTCACTTAGGGGGAAGTTTTTATTCATAAAGGCTTCAATACTAGTTCTATCTCTACAGTTATTAAACTCCTTCTCTAAATCAGGACGAATAGTCCTAACTGTTTCCTTCAATTTCATCCACAGTTCCGCGCCCATTAAAATTCTCCAAGGCTTTGACCATTTGATCTACTATGGCTATCAACCGCATTACATTTTCTTCTGTAGTGTGTTGACGATTTTGTAGGAGACTGAGGCTTCGCTCTAAGTGAGCTATCTTAGCACTAAGCTCTTTCACTAGAAGATGCTCTGCTACGCTAGTTGTCATAATGTCTTCCATCTTAGCTCTATAGTAACGCTGGGATATGTTTATTGCTGTGCTAATATAGAGCGAATTAGCACAGTCAGGGCAATAGACGAGGCCAGCAATATCACTAGCGCGTACAATCCAGTTAAGATGAGCGCAACTTGGCTTGGCGTCGGAATTTTCATCAGTCATACTCCAATTCCTTCTTCTCAGCTAACCATTGCTTTACACCAATAGTCACCCTATCTCCTTTCTTGAAGCTTTGAATATTCCTATCCGCATTCCAAGCTAGGCATGATCTAGGTATCCAATAGCTCTCTCCATTCTGTGCTACTAGAACTGCATCAGTTGTCATTGTGATGTAGTCACAATGGACGTAGACGTAATCTTCGCTTTTCATTTCAGACCTAGCATAGTCACTCTTAAGATCACCCATGTTAGTTCTCCAGAATAAAGCGGAGTGGGAGAAGCTGCTCCACAACAACCTCCCCCACTCCTACACACGCTACGGGAGTATCAAGAGCAGTCTACTAGCAACTGCCCGCGTCAAACAGTGCGAGACTATTTGCCCTTGGCGTAGCGTGTGATCCTTGCAAATGTCTCTCCAGCATTATCACCTTTGCCGGGAACGTGATCAACCATGATCTTTACTGGCCCGGCTCCGTTGAGCATGTTGAAGTTCCATTTCTGCTTAGCATCATTCTGCCCGACAGCTTCACGAAGCCGACCGAGCTTGATGTTCTTATTCGGCCCGAACTGGAGAGCGCCATTTTCAAAATCAAGAAAAATTCTATCCTGAATTTGAGGCTGCTCTACACCCATGACCTTCTTCAGTTCTTCATTCAACAAACCCCAAGTGATAACTAGAATAGGCTTACCATCGAACTCATCCATGCTGAGTTCTTTGACAAAACCATCCCACTCACCCTTTGGGGTAAGAGTAAACTTCGTTTCGTTAGCTCCCTTAATCTCTGCGGAAAGGAAGACATTCGGATCGAAGGTAGATACGGCCATTTTATTTCTCCTATGGCGTTTGATAATCTATTCTTATTTTACCTGCTTCTACTTTTGCTTTATCCATTACCTCCTTGCTGGTTAACTTTACATCTAACTCAAACCGCCAACCACGGAATTTATGCTTAACTATTGCCCATCTAGTGACCCTGAGTTTTTGCTTAACTCTTGCTAGATGGCAATAGAAAGATTGTGTAGCGTCGCTAGTAAACCTGGCTAAGTCTTGTGGAGAATACATTCTTTTTATTATTACTGATTTAGAAACAGGATTAGGCCAGTCCTGCAAGATTGCCATAGCTAGGCCATACTCTCTGCGAGGAAGCTTTAGCTTCTCCATTAGGAGAAGTAATTCCTCTGGAGCCTTATGAACAGGAAGACCGCAATGAGGGCAGAGCATTATTTCTTACTCGTTTGGAGGGCGATCGCTTTATTCCGCCAGTCCTCAGCGCACTCTTTATAGGTGTCGGCCTCCCGCTCAACTTCCGCCAGCTTTGCCGAGAGCAAAGTAAGGGCGTTGACTAGGGCGAACACCTCATGGTCATGCAGTTGGATCATATCACCAGTTGGCGTGCCGATTGCTTTACTTAGCCTCTCGACCAACTCTCCTACATCGGGGGCAACTTTCTCATTCATTTCATTTCATTCCTAGCTTTCCAAACTTCTACTATCTGCTGAAAGCTTGGTGCTAAACCGTCCTTCAGAGGTAAGGAGCGTGATTTCAGGTCCACATTCAGAGCGGCCGTACTCCACGTAAACTTGTCTCCCTCCTTTTGTGCTAAAATAACATCCGAAAACGTACGCGGGAGCTTCGGTGCTAACTTTTTGCCCAGCGCACCAACCATAGTAATCGGAACCCCGGAAACTATATCTGGCTCCTTCTCTATATGGGCCGTCAAAACGAAGAAGCATTTAAGATCACCAGTAAGCTTTAGAATAAGCTTCTCTTCTGCCGCCATTGCTACTCCCCATTCTCCTTGGTGAGCAGTAACCTTACCCCCAAGAACAAGATCGATAGCCATAACATTAATACCAGAGAGACTATCAATAGCAAGGGCCACGTTTGGCGGGAATTGATCAACCGGACCAAAAGACTCACCAGTGCGCTTATCTGTAAAATCGCTGAGGCAAGATAGAAGCTCGATGAACTGGTTATATTTACCTTTTCCCGGACCGCTCTTAATACTTGCAAGACCTTCATAGCCAAAGTTTCCTACTTGTTTAGCTTGAGTTATCATCGTATCGAAATCTACACTCGCGGGAGCGATGTAGGAATAGTGGAACTTGTCAAGTGGGAGATTTCTTTCTCTAATTGCATCAAGGATAACTTCTTCGAAGCCGGGATCGGTTCCGATAGCGAACAGGTCGAGACCAGCTTCAATAAATGATACAAGGCTAGTAGTCTTTCCGCTTCCGGGAGGTCCAATAAGCAGAGTTTTAGTTCCAAAAGAGTTATAGACGGGAGCTTGCTCATTTTCATTCACCATAGAAGTAAACTTTCTTTGAGCAGATAGGACAATTGATTGTTGTATAGTCGCCATCGCGTTGATCGGAATGAAATTGCATGTCTATTTTCTGACAAGTAAAAACAGTTCCACAGTCATCGCAACGCAGTTCGTATTTAATTTCACTCTTTGGAGTGCCTTTAGTTAGAATTTCTATCGCCATTTCTTGTATGCCTCTATTAGTTGTTTCTTCGAGTGGACGTTGAACTTCTTGAATAGGTGCCATAGGTGAGTTTTCAGCGTAGGCATTTCTACGCCAAGACCGTAAGCTATTAGTTTGTAACCTAGAAGTGGATTGTTATCTAGAGCCTCACATAGATCGCGCTCTCTCTGAGTTAGCTTTATGCTAACATCTACTACTGGAAATCCAACAGGAGCTTCCATAGACCAACAGTTAGGAGCTATTTCTGTCGCGGCAATTCCATCAATGTTAAATGGCACAGACATGGCAATTATTCTTTTCTTGCCCGGCTGTCCAATATTAACACTGTGAAAGGTGTAAGAGATTAGGTCGTCCATTAGGCCCATCGCCGGTTTATCTCTTTGCATTCCTCTAGGGTGAGACATTTATTAGCTACTAGAATTCCTTGTAAGTAACCTAGCCAACGACCTAGTTTAGCATCAGTAAAATATTCTTCCATGCCGCCTTCGAAAGCCTTATCAATTCTTCTCTGCATTTCTAAGAAATGAGCCATGTCTGTATCGTCATGGGCAAGCTTATTGTGAATATAGTCGCGATTAATAGCAAGGCCAAGTGTCTCGTTGAACGCTTCTCTCTGGTTCATTAGTAGTACCTCTTCCTATCACCAGTCATCCGCCAGCCTTTAGTTCTACTTATATGAACTTTCAACTGTCTAGCGCTGTCTTTAGCTTTAGTTCTTCTCATCCAGCGATATGTCCATTCTTCTCTTGGACCTTTAGACTTCTGAGCCACTTTTAACCTGTCCTACGTCTAGGGGGTTCCATTTTCTAACAGTGTAACTATCTAGCCAAATCTCAGGATTAGGAGATTTGCACAAATCCATCATGCTACATCCACCATAAGCTGAACAAGCATCCCCATAGCTCATAGGGAAGTCTTTATTAATCCAAATCTCCTTAAGCTTTTCTACCTTATAAATCATTTCCTCATACCAGCGTTCTATCTGGAAGTTGCCATACTGTATCAAAGCTTCTTGGTGCTTGATGCTCTTCTGCTGTATAGCAATTCCACGAACCACACACATACTCGCAGGTATATCAAACTGACGAGCAGCCCAAGTATAACCGAGAAACTGACCACGCATGTCAAAAGAAGAAGCCCAATTAGGCATGAAAGTATAAGTAGTCTTCTCATCAACAACACAAACATTTCCCTGATACTCCCCTATCATGTCACATCTTCCCGCGTATATGAGTGGATTTCCAGTCTCAGGGTGAGTGATTCTAAGGGGGATAGAGAATGTAAATTCAACAGCAGGAGCACCATTATGTTTTCTAAAAGGTTGAATATGATCGGTTTCTGGATCATACTCTCGAAAATAGTCGAAGAGTGCTGCGCTAATGTTAATGAAATCTTTATAGTATCCACTTCCTTCGCTTGGCACATCGTCATAAGTTCCCCAATAACTGATAAGCGCTCTCCATCCGTCATAGAGTGCGGTATCGAGACTGTTATTTGCCAAGTAGAATGACTTTCGTACTGTTTCCACAGCATGAGCGAACGCGCCTCCGGCGTGAAGGTGGATGGATTTGTTAGAGGGGGAAAGGTTCAGGCAATATTGATAGAGGAACTTCGTCGGACAAGAGAATGTCGCGAGAATGCTGCTATCAATAACTTCTGGAAAGGACGCTTTGGCTAGAATGTCAGGATGGGGTTTCATGGAGCTATCCTGCATTCTGTTGGATAGTAGACTGCTTGGCTATATCCTACATTGTCTGTTACTTTCAAAATATGAGTGACTTCTCTCATAGTTGGATGATTATTAGTATTTTCGAAAACTTTCGTTACTTGAACTGTGTTGCCTTTAAGGTAAGCGTGACAACTGTTGGAGTTAATTCCATCAACAGTTATCTCCATTAGCATTCCGACTTTGGGAACAGAAATTAGCTCATCTAATACTGTAGGATCGAACCGGCAGTCTTCATTAATAGGACTAACTTTCTGACATTCACAAGGATTACTATTACCACTTATGATATCAGTGATAATATAACCTCTTCCTTTGCACTTGACGCAGGTCATTTCTTCTACCTTTTCGCTATCTTTGTAGAGCTTTTCATCTGTTACTGCTGGCGGTCCTGATACTCCCATTTTACACCCACAATAAGAACAGTCAGAATTCTCTGGAAGATTAAACCAATTGCAATGTGGGCATCTTTTCAACATTTGTTTCTTATCTAAGTTATACCAATCCGGCTCTTGCCATTTATTAACTTCTATCTTATTACCGAAAAAGTCTATCTTCTTCAACGACAACCTCCAGCGGTCGAGTACTGAAGTGAGTCCTTTCCCACTGAAACATTTGCTTCCGAAGGTCTTCAACAATCTTGTCTCTGAGTTCTGGAAGTGTCGTTGATCTTTCGACAATTACACTTTTCTCCTTCTTAGTTCTTAATTGGATTTTGTAAAATCTTAGAGCCATTATCCTTATCCTTAAAAAAGATCTTCAAGCTTCTCCTCCAATACTGCCGGAAGTTCACTCTCAGTCTTCTTCCCACCGGCTCTGATCTTTCTTAGAGCCACTATCATTCTAATCCCGTCTCGGACTTCATCATCACTAAGACCTCCGCCTTCTAGGGCTTTGATCCTAAGTTGGTTGATGTTATTTACTAGTTCAGCTTGTTCCATTCCCTTACTCGCCAGTTCCTCATCAGTTATATCATCGAAGAGTGGAGGTAGTTTAGTCATCGAACCAGATGTTTTTCTTTAGTTTAACTACTCCTATAAAACACCGCCTTTTTAGAAGATTTAAGTGTTGAAGTTCATACCAAAAGCTTCTCTGTTCAATTGGTAACATAGCAATACCATCATAAAATCTCATGTTGCACTTAGCCTCTTTATTTCTCTGTCAATGTACCAAGCTGCTTTCTTCAAGTCTTCAATAGTCCTTCCCTTATCTGCCGCGCGCCAGATATACTTCATGGCATTTCCTAGATTGAAGTTCATATGCTCCGTAACCTGAATACACTCTATTCCACTAGGATGAGTTCTATAATGCTTCGGATTGATATTATCCGGCGCCTCAGTCATAGGGGTAGGTCTCGGCATTAGCTTCTTTCTCCTTGAGGTATTTTCGAAGAAGATCATTCATAATAGTTGAAAAGTCTCCGAACCTAGAATGATTTTCTAGGAACTTCTCAAACAATGCTTCTTCGAGGTAAATGGTTGTTCGCTTTTTAGCGACAATAGAACGTTTCTGTGGCATGATGGGAAATAGAGCGAGGGGGAGGACAGCAAGTCACCTAGGGGATAATTGGCCGCTTGTGCTACTCCCCCTCTAGCCAAGCTGACTATGGGGCAATCATGGTGACCGTCGAGGGGGCGTTTCAGTCACCATGTCTCAGCTTGGATTGTGTTCTCTTACCTTTCTCTAACTAGAGGAACTAGACGAAGTGGTTCTAGGGTAGCTCTAAGTTAGACGCGGTTGGAACAAAAAAGGATCACTTAGAAACATAGCACTCATAGGTCGTCGCGATGGCGCTAGTGTTAGCAGTCCAAGCCTTTTTCTCAAGGGCTTCTTGCATCCTAAGACAGCGCTGGTAAGCTTGGCTCCAATAAACCTCATTCTCATTAGCAGCAACAATGGTGCCGAAAGAGAACTGTTGTCCAGTGGTGGGGCCACTAAGGAGTAAATAGACAACAATGAGGGTGATTTTGTAAGTGATCATCTTGTCACTCTCCTGAATATCTCCTAGGGAATTAGCAGTCCTTACCCCTAGGCCGTCCAAGAAACTCAGTTAGCCTAAATGCCGCTAACCCTTGTCCTGGCTTAAGTTCCTTCATATCGCCCCCAAGACTTACGGGCGAAGTGCTGCGGAAGATTACTGCGGTCCTAGCAACTTTCACAGAAGAAGTTGATTACGCTCCTAATTAGTAGGTGCTTATGAGGCTGCCTACACTGTTACTAGCTTGCTGCGGGGGCAGGCCGCTATCACCATATCCCGCCTTGTCTTCATCCACTCCGGCTAATCACTTCCATCCTGATGAAGCATTCTTATTTCCATGCCAGTGAGAGCATTTGGATTGGATGCAGGGATATATCCTCACCGTTGCCTTCCCTGAAAGACTTCTCCCACCGGCGGGGAAATAAGAATGAACTGACCGGAATTAGTAACAAGCGGGAGAGTGCCAATCAGAAAGGGAGGTTTTCTAACCTCTCTCCCGCTTGTCTTCGCTTCTCAGTACCAGCCCAGCACGTCGAAGCATTCGGATAAAATGGCATAATTTTCCCGAAATGTCAAGCCCAAAATGAAATTTTTTTCTGTTACTTCTAGGGAATTCTCTGTTGGATTACTACTTCTATTAGATCATATTTCTGAAAGAAGAAGTCTTTAACTCTAGGAGATGTAAAACCTACTATCCATAATAGAGCCTCCTCTTCAGTCTTGAATAGAACTGGAACTTCATGTACTGTGCTATCTAGATATTCCTTGCTTTCCTTATCTTGAAAAGCCCACAAGCTACCATTCTGTGCCATTTAAGCTACCTTCTTTCCCTTATATCCTTGCTCCTTTAGAGCCTTTTCTAGAGCACTTTCTAGCTCTGCATCAGGTCTGTGAGCATAGATAGTTTTTCCATTTGTAATGCTAATACTACAAGCCTCGGCTATTGGCAGTAGCCAGTGCTTTTCTTCTCTCATGGCTTTACGTAAACCATATAGTCTAGCTTTAAGCGCCAATGCAGCCTTATTAGACTTACATTCGAACTTAAACTCTCCCTTTTCGCTAACACACTTGAAGATATCAAGCAAGTAAGGCGAGAAGTTTTTCACTGACATGGTTCATTTCCTTTGTAACGATGCTGACTGTCCCTTCAAGGTCTTCCAGTCGTAAGGCACTGAATGTTCCTAATAGTACAAACCTCCTAGCACTCACAAGAGTAGTTTGAGGAAACACGATCCAATTGGCACTAGAACCTCGCCTGTAGTGGGTTATTTTCTTCATTTAATGCCTGAGCCTCCTAGCTTCTTTTGCTTCTTTTACCTTTTTGAGAGCATAATTTATGCCTCTCGAATAGCCTAAAACATAGCCGGATAGAAAGACTACCAGTGTCCAAGTGAACCCGACTATTAAATATTCTACTGGCATTAGAATATGTCCTCTATGTCGCCTATTAATTCTCCACTTCCATTCTTAGCTTTAGTCTTATGATGATTAGCTTCGTGATCCATTGTAGCTCTTAGAGCCTTATCTAGAGCTACTACTAACTCCTTATCTTCACCTCGTCCGAAGTGAACTCTATGATCTCTGTCTATTTCAGGTTTCAGCTTACAAGTCCATACTATCCACCAGATGTCGCCATTCCTTATCTGTTTGTGAACAGAACTAAGATCGTAGCCGTCTGGAATGTGATAGTTTAGAGCTATTCCAATATTATCTATCATTGAAATGGCTCTCTACTAAAGTGAGCCATATAGCCACACTTCTCTATAACTTGCTCATGGCCGCAGAGACAACATTTCATATTTCTATAAAATGTATTCGGCTCTGCGGCGGCTATTCTTTCCTTACAGTTAGAACAAGTAAACTTCTGATAGACCCTAACATGAGCTGGATTAGAATCTACTAGCTTACTTGCCTGTTCCATCATTTCTTCTACTGGATAGTCCATGACCATTCTTAAGGCTCCACTTCTTTTGTTTCTTTCAAACCTAGAAGGCGTTCCATTCTGTTAATTGCTTCTAGATATTCTGCTTCTATTTCTTCTCGCGCGTCTGCTCTTTCAATAGAGCCTTTTAAGGCATAACGGTCTGCGCATAGGAGAAGATTATCTAGAGCTTTTCTTCTTCTATAAAGCATTATTCAAACCTCACCGCTTTGAAGCCTAATGCTCCCATGATAGCTAGCAATGTGTGTAGTCTTGGAGCCTTAGTAGTATGGCTCGCTAGATTGCTAACTGTCGCTTGACTTATTCCAGCTTTAGTAGCTAGCCTATTCCAAGTTCTCTTCTTCCTATCCGCCTTCTGCCATTCTCTCATAAGCTTTCCGATAGCTACTATTCCAGCATAGCTATCTAGCTTATCTAAAGGCATTGTGAACACTCTCTGCTTGGGGAATTCCACAACAACAGGAGAATGCGTTTTCTTTTCAGTGTTCATTTCACCTTTTCCTTCGATGTATCTTTGATCGTAAGCTTGACTGCGAAGTCTTCTCCGTCCCATTCATAGAAGGGAGCATCTAGCCCCAGATATGCTTCAAATATCTTCTGCATATCTTCAGTTGTTAGTTCCCAAGTTCTAGTTGTTATCTGAACTGTTTCACTTGTCTCCTTTAAGCTCATTTTATTTTCCTTCTCGCTATCTTTGGTAGTTCATTGATGGCAATGTCGCCTATTTTCATCTTATCATAGAGATTTTCATAGAATTCCATTTCTCCATGATCTGCTACATTAAGCCTGCTCTTGTTCTCAAGTCGCCGAAGCTGTGATCTACAGAATTCGCCGATTTCGAACCTTTGTCTAACTGTTAACCAAGTGTGCATCAGCCTTCTTCCTCCTTTCCCATTCCTGCAATAGTTCCACCATTTTCTATAATCTCTATCCCCTTATCTGTTAGAACAAATGCCGGATCATCGTTAGGGTCAAAGCCCGGTTCCATATGTCCTGCTTCAATAGCAGTCATAATCATAGCTTCAAAAGCTTCTGTTACTTCTCCTTGAGTTTTCATAAAGGCTATTACTTCTTGCATTGTAGGCATCAAAACAACTCCTTCAATTCTTTCAGTTGTTCTTCTTCTGCTACTTCTTCCTCTAGTTTCTTACTTTTTAAGAATTCTTCCACCATGCGCTGAGTTGGCATAGCTGGAGAACCAAGCTTTTGATCTTTTTTGGGAATAGCTTGTTTCGCCCGGAGCAATAGCTTCAACAGGCGCAAGCCATTAAGATCACAAGGTATAGCTACCGTGTGATTTGTAACTTCATCAGTAGCATACATAATGTCGCCACTGAGAGATAGTAATATCTGGGAAGTTGGATTAGTATCTTTTTGAACAACCACTTCGGAAGAACCTTCACTCTTCACCGGATCAGAATTCTTCCGAAGTGTTGCAGTTTGATTTAGTTCTTTTCTAAGTTTATTTCTCTTACTCACTATCTATCAAGAGCTAGTTCCAAGTAGTTATAAAGCTACCGTCGCAGCACTACCTGTCCTAGCTCTTGCCTCTTTTGGGATTTCTAGTTTCCGTTTCCAGTCTCTTAAGGCTTGCTTCACTTCATTCTCTGGAAGGCTAAGCTTAATAACCTTCCCTTCATTATCCGGCACTTCTATGTTAAATAGTGTCGTCCTGTGAAGCAAGTCATAAGTAGTATTGAAGTTCGGCTTATTCTTCGCTAAGAGAGTTCTAGCTCCCTGTTTACTAACACTTGCCATTGTTACTTTTACCTTCTGGTTTGACGTTACAAACCCCAGCCTTTTTTAGTTGCCCCTCTTGACTTGAGGGGTGCGCTTCTTATATAGGGCAGAGAGCCGGGAAAGGCAAGGGATTTCTGAGATTTTAACCTATGTTAAAGAGGCACGCTAGGGTTGAGAGGCCCGGCAAAGGGCCAACGCCCAGCGCGGCCAATGGTTCCCGGCCACTTGGATCGGCCCGATCTCGCCGTGCCCTTCCTAGCTCGCCCCTAGGGCCGCAGCGGCCCATATATAGAGAGTGCCCCGACCGCGCTCCCAGCCCAGCCCGACTCCATGCTGAAAGAGCGCTAAAAAGAAAGTTTCTAGTTAGTGCATTTTTCTCTTGACATTAATTCGCCCCCTCATTATCTTCGAACCATCGGCAAGGAGCCGAACGGAAAATGAAACAGAAGTTAACAAAGGAAATTAAAATGGCTAAAGGAAATGGAAACGCGGCTGTTCAGGCTGCTGAGACGGAAGCAACTGGTAAGCGCAATCAGAAGTCATACGCGCTTTATGTTTCGACCAATCCAGAGAATGGGGAAGCTGTTGAAGGCTTTTTCCCGGTTGCAGGAGCCCATACGGTTCGGACTGTCTTCTCTAATGGAGTGAAGATTGATCTGGCTGTTAGTGAACTGAGTGCAGAGATTACTAACTGCGCAGTTCTTCAGGGACTTACTACTAGACTTCAGCGCAGCTATCAAGCTGAGAAGGAACTAGATAAGTGCGTGGAAGCAATCAATGAGACGATTGCTGATCTTAAGAATGGTGTTTGGATTGAGCCGAAAGGCGGCGGTCCCCGTGTTACCATTCTTGCTCAGGCGCTTATTAGAGTTCTTGAGGCTAAGGGCGAAACTGTTGATGAGGATCGTAAGAAGTCCATCATCGAAAAGCTTAAGGACAGTGCCTTTAGTGAGAAGGCTATGTCTAACAAGGCCGTTGCTTCGGCTGTTGAAGACATCAAGTTCGAGAATGCTAAGGAGCGGCGCGATGCTGCTAAGAAGGCTATGAAAGAGGCTGGACAAGAAGCTCTTGATTTTGGCGTCTAACTAGTTAAACTGCTAAGGAAGTAAGGCTGGGAAACCGGCCTTACTTTTTTTGTGTCTGGTGAAAAAAAGATCTTGACATAATCATAAGCAATCACTATCTTAGTAGCATGGAACTCAGAAAGGGAGCTAGAAGCTAATGAGTGACCAAGCTAATAGAGAAAGCATTATAGCCAAAATTCGGGCTTTAATGGCTAAGACCATTGACCAAGGCGCGACTGAAGCCGAAGCAATGGCAGCGATGAATAAAGCTTATGAGCTACTGGAGAAGTATCAACTATCTCTCAGCGATCTGGAACTAAAGGAAGAAGGCGCCGGAGAGACTAAATACTACTTCGATGAGGTAGTGAATAAACTAGCTGTCAATGTTGCTAACTTCTGCGATTGCATTGTGCTAGTTGAGCAGGAAAAGAAAGAATTCGTAAGGCCGAATAGGAACAAGCGTAGTAAGAAGCAATCTGATGAAACTGAATGGCGATATGTCGATGTTGCTAAGTTCATTGGAGCTAAGACCGATGCTATGTTTGCTGAATGGCTTATGAAAGCACTCGCTGGCTTTGTTCATGGTGAAGTGCTACATCAGGAGCTATTCGGCGGTTATACTAAGTCCGAAGCTATGGACTATCAGCAGGGAATGATTGCTAGGCTAAATAAGCGGCTTAGAGAGGAAGTGGAAAAGAGAAGGAATGATGTTACGACTAGTAACTCTACTGCTCTTATTCCTCTTAAGAATGTCCTGATAGATGAACATCTAGCTAAGACATTCAGGAAAAGACCTCAGTATGGCTATGGTCAAGCTTATAGACCTAAGAATGCTGGTGTTTACGGAGCCGGAATGGCTAAGGGTGATACTCCAGCGCTTAGAAGGCCGATAGAAAGAGAAATGAGACAGGAGCAGAAGAAACTAACTTAACATAGAAACTAAAAATAACTCTTGACAACTTGCTCCATTGATGCTATGTTAATGGAGCAAGTTGGATAGAGAGAAAAGGAGCTAGAAATGGTAAAGGGAATGAGAGACTGGAATGATCAAGAGGCCAGTATGATCTATAATGGTCTTAATAGTTTCTTCATTCAAAATGTGGATGAGGAAGAAGCTAGGAAGAAACTGCTTAAGGCAGTTGGAAAGGAATTATTGCGCCGCAATATCACTAGCGTCTCTGGCTTTAGTGTCCATGAGACTATGAAGGAGCTTGTATAAAATGATTGGCGAGAGAGATAAGAACTTGATCTTGCGAAGGAAACTAGTTTATTGTCTCCCTCGCTATGCCCTAGAGCAAGTCTGTGCTATTCATGCTATTGGTTTGAAAAGACCTTGGCTTAGTAATGCAGATCAGTTAAGGATTAATATCCTTGACAAGTGGAATAATGATCCAGGAGTTAAATCAACAGTTCTGAGACTGTTAGATGAGGAGGTAATGTGACAATAGAAAAGCTTAGAGAAATTCTGAATGATCTAGCTGAGAATGGTGGCAGTATTACCATTAAAGCTAAGGATGGAAATAGCGTAGCTATTGCTGTTCCTAAGAATAGCTCTATAGCTACACTAGATAAACTAATCAATGATATGTGTGATAGGTTTGAAAGGATGGTAGACAATGCTTAAGTTCTTTGCCTATGCGCTTAAGTTCAGCGCCGCGTTGAATGGCTATGATGCTATTCCGCCGCCTAGTCAGTATCCGCCTATTGTTGTAGCTGGTGAAAGCACTATCGTTGATAAGTGCTTAGGTGATGCACTTGCTTGCTATGATATGGAAGAGAATAAGCTCTATCTCCATAAGGATATTTGCTCTACACTTAGTCTTAGGTGTAAGGCTACTATAGTCCATGAAGCCACTCACGTACTTCAAAGGACTAATGGTCGCTCTACTAAGACTGGCTATTGTGTAGGGGATCTGGAGAAGCAAGCTTATGCTACTGAGGATAACTGGTTAAGAGCTAAGGGCACTAGTAGCGCCAATCTCTTTGGCTATACAGAAAGCGCTATTGCTCCTTATACGACGTGTTCTTTTTTCTAATTTTCCTCTTGACATTCTAGCTATCAGTCATTATCTTAGAATGGTAGCTAGAAGGAGAAAGGAAAATGAACCGCGTCATAATGAGTGAGAATGAAGCCTATGAGTTTGCAGCGAAATGGTTGCCTTGGATTAGTAAGAAAACTGGCTTGAAGTATGATTGGAATATGAAAGTTCCTGAAATAGAACAAGCTAGTCAGAAGGAAATAGACTATCGCTATAATAAGGGCCTCCCTAGTGGCGATGCAGCTTATATTCCTCCTGAGACGAAACTAGTCTATTGTGGAAGTAAGGGAGATAGGAATTGGATTGAAGGCGCTTTGATCCATGAACTAGTTCACTTCCTTCAGGATAAGAATGGAATGCTTTTTAAGGGTAGCGGTTATGGCGTTAATGAAATCGAACGTCAAGCCTATGCTACCATGCGTGATTGGTGGATTGAGACTGGAACTAGGAATGCCTATGGCTTAACTAATCCAGCTCTTTTCGCTAAGGCCGTTGGAATGAGTGTGAATGGTGCTAGGTGAAAAATAACTCTTGACAATGGAAGGAACTAGCATTAAGTTAGCATTATGAAGCGGTGGCAAGTTAGGCGCAAATGCCGAAGCGATTGCAGTCTGTCGAGAGCCGCCGCTTCTGCTAACTAGGAAAGGAGCTAAAATGACCGCGCCTAACTATGGCCTTATGACTGATCCTTATAATCTCATAATGAATTATGAGGATGGAACTAGCGTAGATCATTTCGATCCTGAACTGATGGATTTTAACAAGGCTGTTGAACTGGCTCATAAGGAATTTCAGGGTAATGTTGGTGGAAATAAACTGACTAACATTTTCATAACTGTCCATGATAGACTGGCATTAGTAGTCTATCCTAATGAAAAGCATATCTGGCCCGATTGGTCCGATAGCTGGAGTAAGTATCGCCATTGACTAACCATGATGACGCATGGGAACTGGAGCCAGCTTGCTACTGGCTCCTTTTTTTTTT